CTCTATCAGCTTGCTCCTCTATGATGATTTCGATTTTGATCATGGTTTCATCAGTTCAACCCCGCGATGACGGGGCGTGTTATATTTCTCGGGAAGGTTCATGTCCCAGCCGCACCTTGGGCACCAACAAAAATGTCCTTCGCCTCGGCACATGTGACACTCAAATACATCGCCAGGGTCAAACAGCAGCGGGTCTTCTTCGTATCCGTCGTGACATCCATCGCCGCCGCAATCCGAACAGGGGCACGTGAAACACTCATGGCCGCAGTTCGGGCATTGGTCGTCGGAGAAATCAACCTCTTCATGGCGAGGGTAAATCTCAGGACCTCCGGTGACGTAATTCGGTGTTCGACTCACCACGGCACGTCCTCCAATTCGTCCTGGTCTTTCTCGTGGCAGCAGCATTCGCAGGCGCGACGTTCTTGGTCTCGCGGGTTTGGATCATCGAATGGGTCTGGCGCGTCGTCGATGCGGTCGCGTATCCGCGCGCACTCGTAGGCGTCGTGATGGACGCAGGCGCAGGGGATGAGTTCGGGCTTGGCTTCCAGTTCGGCCTTGTGCTCGGCCTGGGCGATCTGGGCGTCCACCAATTTCTCTTTGCGGATGTCGTGCTCGTCTTTCATAGCCGTCGGAACGTGATGGCCCAAACGAACGGGTTAGAGTTCCAAGGATGCTTCTTTCCGTTTATAGAATTCCAGAGTGATTCGAAAGTAGAAATAGGAGTCACCGCAGAACCGTAGTGAAAAATGTCCTCATTGAATCTCACCGATCTTCCATAGTCCTTCCAAGTCCAGCACTTCGGGTCTTTTGGGTGCCATCGGCCTTCGATGGCCTCAGCTATCGCATCTTCCTCGCTTATGTCCTTCAACCGCTCAACTCTCACGCTGACAATTTCCAAGGTGAGGCGCGATGCCCATCGGGGCATGAAGATTGACGGTTTCCATTTGGTTGTGGCTTCGTGAACGGGACCTGAGTCGGCGCGATAGACTACCTGTTTTCCGTCGCTCTCGTCGGCATACCCAAAAGTTTCCCGCACCCAAAGCCTATCTGAGACTCCGCCGTATGGGCTGCGCTCTGCCATCCACTTCAGCCCTTGGCCGAACGTGGTATGACATCCCCGCTTGCCCGTCCAAATTAAGTGGTTCCTGCGACGCTCGCCCACATGGACGCCGTATTCGGAAGAAGTGCCGCCTTCGAGGAGGCTGTCGTCGATGATTGGCTGCGGATTAATGACGCGGCGGGTTTGACTTTTCCTGCCTTCCAGAATCGCGTTGATCATCGGGCCGCTGAAAAGGATCGGCTTCTCGATGACGGTCTGCGTTGCGGTGATGGCTTTCATGGTCAAAACGGAATTTTATTCAGTCCTGTAGATTTCAATTCTGATTCGCTCTGGCTCTTTGCTCTATCTCGAATCCTTCGGCACTCATTGCACATTCTGCCTCCGCGTTTGGGCCTGTAAGTGTTTTCATCACTGTATGGATGCCCTTTTGGGCAATGAGTTTTTGCCGCATTCCTTGCGGCGATGGTATCTCCGATTATTACGTTGTTTCCCCGGGTCTCCGGAAACAAATGAAATGGGTTTACGCAATGCCGAGTGCGGCATCTGTGATCTAAGGTCAGCCCTTTTGGTATCTCTGCCCTGAACAATTCGTAAGCGAATCGGTGTGCGTATTGGGTTTTTTGAAAGGCTGTAAATGTCCCATAACTGTTTGGCAGGATATTGGCTTGCCATAACCAGCAACTATTTTCTGCCGGGGTTATTTTTTCGGTGAATCGGTCGAACAGGCTTTTTCGCTTTTGGCCTGCCACCCATTTTACCGTTCCTCCTTGCCGCTTCTTTTTGAGCTTTGGTTGCACGGCTTCCGCCAAGTCTTCCGAGCTGAACCGCATATTGATTTTTTGCATTCATAAATAATCCGCACCGCTGGGGTTTTTGTCAATAACTAAAATGGCACCGCTTCATTCACAGTATCCGGGTTATCCTGATCGTCGCCCCTTCGCTTCCAGGTTCGCACAGTTCGCAGCTTACGGAGTGCTCTGGGATCACGGACCAGCAATCGTCGGACGGTAGTAAGCACATCAAAGATCGTAGAGACGCAACCGTCTGAGTCGATGCGTCTCCGATCTGAAAATCGGAGCGTAATTTCGACTCGATAAGCAGCAGTGCTTTTTGCATCCAGATACGGTGCTCTGGCTGGGTTATCGGTCGGGCCATTATCCTCTTGGTCTTTTTGTCCAGCCAGCCGAACGCCCGCTTGCCCGTTTTGAATGATGGAACTTTCCCGATGCCCTTGATCTCGATGGTCAACGTCTGTGGCGTTGAGTCGAATAAAGTCCTCTGTGGCTCTTGGAAACTTGGAGATGATTTCGTCACGGCTCATTTGGTATTTTCGTTTTTGACCTGTTCATCCTTCAGCGCGGCAAAGAGCAGTCGCACGAAAGCGGATCTCTCAGCACTCGACTCGTTGCCCATAATGGCTCCGAGCGCGGCCATGGACAGCATGTCGGCGTCGAACCCAAGCGAACTGGGTTTAATCAACCGCACGTCCTCTGGCCGCTCTGCCATGATCACAATGTAGCCAGAATCCGAGAGTTCCTTTTTCTGAACCTGACTGAGAGAGCCGGTGAGCGCGATGATGATGGGTTTTGGTTTCATTTTCGTTTGAGCGACTTCTTGAGGGTCTTGATTTTGATCATAGTCCCCTGCCGATAGCCGTATGGGTAGAAGCTTTCTCCGAGCGCAAACACCGTCGAGACTTCCTTAGCGTCGTCAAGGTCTGCGTCGATCCAAACCTCGAGTACCCCTGGCGCATTCGGGTTCCACGTAATCGGCACTTCGCGGTCGAACAGCACGGCGCAGAACTGTTTGATGTTGTCAATGCAGGCCCGCTTGTCGAAGTCGTCGTTTTGGATGAACGGGACGTTGGGTGCCTGGTTATACTGAAAGTTCTCCCGCAATTCGAGCCTGGCCGGCGTGCCGAGCGCATGGCCTAGGAGCGACGTGAGGGCCGACAGCGCGCGGATGGTGCGGCCTCCGGTCCCGCAGAGGATGCGATAATCCGCAGCGGCTGGCGTGACAGCGATCAGCGCCATGCGATTGACCGGCGGTTGTTCGACAATCTTGAGTCCCTGCGGATCGGTTACCATGCCGCGAAGCAAAGGAAACAGGAGTTCGGAAAGAGAATTCATTGTGTGAGCGGCGGTGACCTTGGGCTTCACGGCTTGGATTCAATGGAGGATATGATCACCGAACCCTCTGGTGTTTTTACTTCTGCTGTGGGTGCCGCAGCATCAATCGCGCTGAATATTTGTTTGCCAACATCCATAGCACGAGACACCACGGCGCTGTCCTTTCCAGATTGCATGTCGGCCAGGAGTTTTTTCCAGCGTTCGGCTGGCGGAGTTGTGTCGGTCGCATCAGCCACGCTTTTGACAAACGCCTCAGCTCCATCGGGCACGCGGAAAATAATGTCCGCGTAGGTGCAATCGAAATCGTCGTCATTGTCGCTCACATAGCAAGGATGATCGGCAAGCTCATCAATCACGCTTTGGTACTCCTCACGGTTCCCGCCGCCGTTCCGTGTATGGACAATTATTTTTGTGCCGTCCTCCGACGGGTAGCAGTCACGAAACCGACCGCAATCTGATTGCTTTAGTCCAAGTGTGGCCAGCAGAAGATCGGCGTATTGGTTTTTACCGAACAGAATGTTGTAGAGGCTCATAGGAAGCGGGGGTTTGTTTCGAAGATTTTGATAATTTCGGCGTTCACTGTGCGGCTGTTTTACGCGAGGTTGGGGAAAGTGTCAACGGTTTTCTTTGGTCAGGCGGAGAAAAGTTTAGAGCGGCGGTGTCATCTTCACCCATCCCGTTCCTGCGCAATGCGGGCGCGGTCTGCTTTGTTTGAAAACTTTAAGCTCTTTCCTGAGACTGAACAACTCGGCCTCCATTAACCGAAAGCACTCGCTCACTCGCTCAGGATTGTCAGATCCCACGGCGTCACAAATCTCATTCATGGCATGCCTTCGGGCGTGAAGTTCATTCGTCAAGTCGGCAACCGAACTTACAGGGGGTTGTGCCAAGTGCTCGTCTTTGTTCATAGCGGGCTGTCACCAAGCAGGCGTTTGGGGGAGATGATCATTGGTCAATCGGGGTATGGGGTATTTGGAGCGTCAATAAATTCGGCCTGAACGTCTCGGTCATCAATCCTGGCTGCGTTTTGCATTCGAAACTCCGAGGCGAAGAACATCAATCGGCAGTCCTTGGTCGGGCCGTCTTTGTTCTTCACAACATCGAGTATCACCCGGCGGGCGAGTTCGTCCTGCTGCTGCTTCGAATCGTTCGACAGCAGCCAGACCTTGTCGGCGTCGTACTCGATTTGGCCCGAGGCGCGCAGGTCAGAGAGTCGCGGGCGCCGCTGGTCCTTGTCGCTCTCACGATTCAGCGACGACAGCACGATGACTGGGCAGTTCATTTCTTTGCCGAGGTTTTTGATAGCGCGCGAGGCGTAGGTCGCCCGATCATACTCCTTCTGCCCGGGGCAGTTGAGAAGTTGAAGATAATCGACGATGAATAGGCGGGCACCCTTCTGATACATGCGCCGGCAGACGGAGCAAAGTTGCTCGGGGCTCAGGGGCCCAGCATCGGAAATCAGTAACTTATCCGCGCACGAAATCAATCTACTAAACCCAGCCATGGTCGCCTGGCTCTCAGCGGCGCTCACCGAACCAGCCAAGAGCTTGCTGCCATCGACGTGCCCGGCGGCGCAGGCCATGCGATGAACGATTTTCTTGCCGGAAGTCTCGAGGGAAATGAATCCAACTCCGGTGCCAGAACGGGCGACGTTGAACGCGATAGAGGTCGCCAGCGATGTCTTTCCGGTCGAGCGCAATCCGGCCAGGACAATCATTTCCTGATCCATCATCCCACCGGATATGCGGTCCAGGTCATCGAACCCGGTTGGCATCCCCATCGGGCGCTGCTTCGTCTGGGCGTTATCGTAGTCCTGAAGTAAACTGCCGCGAATGGCCAGGAGGTCGATGAACCCACTCAGCGGCTCGGTGGCACCGCGGATGGACAGCGACTTGGCTTCGAACCTGTCGAGAAACTCCCGGGCTTCCCCGTTTACCTCGTAGGCGGCCGCCGCGGTGTCCGTGCAGGTCCGGATGATCGTTCGCAGTAGGTGCTTGCGCTGGACGATGTCGATATACTCCGGAAGGTTCAGCGCGCTCGCGCAGGCGTCTGGAAGCTGTGACAGGTAGGCCACCCCTCCGACATGGTCGAGTAAATCCTTGGTTTTCAGGTAGTCATGCACGAGAATCAGGTCTATCGGCTTCGAGTGGCCGTGAAGGTAAAGGAACGTGCTGTAGATTTCCTGATGGCGCAGGTCGTAGAACATCTCCGCGCCGGCGCGTAGTTTCAGCAGGCACTCGGTCATTGAGTCGATTGGGGACAAAAAGACACACCCCAGGACGGCGCGCTCAGCGGCATCGTCCCATGGCGGTAACCGGTCTATTTCCGCGCGTTTAGCCATTTCTCCTTTCGATGCGCGAACGCTTTAGTGAACCCCGAGAAGTTGCCGTCGCCCTCTTCCCCGGGGCCAAAGTCGCTCCGTTGGGGTCCAGGACCGTTCATCGCCCACTTGTGGCCGTCGATTTCGTAGATGTCGGGAAGTGAATCAGTGGAGATGGAGGGTCCACCACCGCCGTCTTTAGCCAGTTCCGCGTTGATTTTGTTCAGCGCACCGTTAAACCCAGCCAGGGTTTGACTTTGGTTGCAACAAGCCCAATAGAGCCGCCCATCCGTCTTGGCCCAAGCACGTCTCGCGATTTCAATTAACTGATTCGGGTGGATTTTCATGGAAAGCAGAGATTTCACCGCCATTCCGTCTTTTCCACCAGCGAAAGCGTAAGGGAGCCCGAACCTGTCTTGAAACGCCCGACACCAGAAATCAATAAACTTCTGGTGTTCTGAGTTTTTCGCTTCTTTAGTAGTTTTTTCAGGAGGAGGCGCGACAGCGCAAGACTCCACTTCCTTTCTTTCCATTCCCTCCTTTCCATTCCATTCCGCGCGCGCGCGCGAGGCGCACTCGGGCGTCAGTTGCCTGACAGTCGGCTGACAGTCTCCTGCAAGTTCCTCGTATTCAAGCCAATCCGTGTTGGATACGAGAAAGTCGAGGGCAATTTCGAACCATTCCTGTGGAGCGCGGGTTTTAAGGGAGAGGGAGAGGGGGGTGTGGGGGGTCTTGTTGTCCCGAATGAGCGTTCCGCGAGGGTCGCACTTGCTGGCGACTTGGAGCATCAAAATCCAGGCGCTGAATATCTTGGCGCCGTCCTCGTGAGTGACGATGGAAGAATAGTTTTCGCCGTCATGCCGATTCGGGATGGCGACCCAGGAGAGGCTTACCACGGTCTTCGAGCGGTTGTTTTCGAAGTGGTCAGACCAGTCGCGGATGCGATATAGTTTCACGGCTTTGTCTCCGCACGCTCCACCTGCGAAGCCTCTAATTCACAGAGTGTGTTACAAAGTTCAGGCGTTCCAATTTTCTTCGCCACCTGAAGCACGCAAGTTAGAATATCAACAAGGGAGGACTTGCTGAATTTGGACAACTCCATTCTGATGTCAGCTTCCAAGTCCTCCCTTTGTTCGTGGCAGCTCCAGCAAAGGCACTTCAGCGCATTATCTGAATATTCCCATGGTTCGAAGGCACGTGCGTAATAACAGTGGTGCACGTGCAGCGTGGACTTTGTGTCTCCGCAATCCTCACAGGTCCAATTGCGCTGCTGGAGAATTTCCAGGCGTTTTTTTTGCCAGCGCGGGTCGCGCAGTTTATCGGAGTAGGTCATGGTTCTAAACTCGAAACCGCACCCAGCCGATGCGAACGGCCAAAAAAGGAAGCGCGGGCGCGCGTACCAAAAGGCCCATCGGTGGGTGCGGATTTGAATTTAGAACGTTCATTTTTGTTGGCGGTTCGACGCCGTGTCACAAGTGACGCCGCCGATTCTGCGTCCGTATTTCGCCATACGCAACAAAAATCTGGTGTTGACGCAACTTTTTTTCCGAGGATGATGCGGGCATGAGCTTTAAGAGCGTGGCAAGCAGCATGGCGCGGCGCCAGGGCATTTCGACGAAACGTGCGAGCGCGGAGTTGGCCGCGTCAACCAGGCGGGCCAGCAGCGCGGCCCGGAAGAGGAATCCAAATTTGAATCGTGTGAAAGGCGGACGGCGCTGAGCGTTTCCATTTTTTCTGTCTCCGATGAGGAGGCAAAAATGGACATGGGCTATTCCGCCGGAGCGCCAGACCCATTCCCCGGCTGAATCACGCGGCCAGGCGAGAACGCCTTTTGAATCGGGGCCTCTTCCTCGACCACTTCGCCTTTGCCCTTGCGAGGCTTATACTTCTTGGGCTTCTGGGACTCCTTGTAATCGACGATCTTGGCGGTGATGGTCGTCAGCTCCCGGGTGAGCGCGCGTAACTCGACGCTGTGCTTGGTCTGGTACGATGGCTTAGCCCTGAGCCGTTCGATATTGCGAAAAACAGCGGTCGCGGCGATTTCCAGCATCATGATCATGTCAGGCCGCGGGTTTTCTTTCAGGTCCCTGTGCTTGCGGGCCAGGGCCTCGCGCGCGTTTGCCGCTTTGGATTGCAGCCGAGCCTTGTAATCCTGGTCGGACTCGCCCGGCAACCGCAGTGTGACACCCCAACATTCGCTCATAACGGAAAGCTGTTGAGCGCCGCCGGCCAGCCAGATTCGCCATTGGTGCGTTCGTAGAGCCAGCAGTTGCAGGGAGTCGCGGCTTTGACCGGGAGATAGCACCAGCACCCGTAGGGCTCGGAGCGCCCAGTCCTTGGGGATTCATACCAGCTTTCTTTTGTCAGCGATGCCCGTCCGCAGGTTTGTCGCTTGGCGTCGAACAGTTCGCACCGGCGGCAATGCGACATGCGGAAGTGCCGCAAATTGGACACCCAGTCGTAGGAAATCAGCAGCGACAGGAAGTCGAGGATCTTACCCGCCAGAGTGCGAAACCGCAGTCGGCAGAGCAAAACCAGGGTGGCCACGGCAGCAGCCCAGAGCATCGGTAACCAGTAGCGAACCGGTATCATTTGGGCAACTTAGTCGATTCTGTCCAAAAAGTCTCTGTAAAAAATAATTCAGCAAAAGTGTTGACATTTGTCTGACAACCGTGTTACCAGTATTCGGCATGGCAAAGAAGAACAGACGGAGAATCACGATTCAAATTAACGAAAAGCTTGAACAGCGGCTGGAAACCGCCTGCAAGCGGCACGCAAAAAGTCTTGGCGCGATGGTCCGCTACTGCCTTGTCGCACAACTTCCATTCGTCGAGCAAGCCAAAGACCTACCAGAGGTATTCTAGTTTATGTCTCGCCCTAGGACCACCTATCATCAGATTGAAAAGTTGCTAATCGAAGGCAAGAAACCGAGAGAGATTCAAAAATCAGTCCAAACGACCGGTTCTTCGATATGCTACGTCCGGAGAAAATTAGGCATACCCCCGTTCAAAGCAGGAAGGCCGCGAGGCTTTAAGAACACAGAGACTCGCGAGCGGGTGATGGAAATGAAGGCGAGGGGTCTTAGCTACAGCCAAATAGGAAAACACTTCGGTTTTTCTCATCAGCGGGCTCAACAATATGTCCTAGTGCAAAGGCGCGGGCCGGAACGCAAAGTAGAAAAATGCTCTGACTGCGGAAAACTTGGCGTCGGGCTATCGAGACATCACGAAGATTATACGAAGGAGGACACCGTAATGCTTTGCTTGTCGTGTCACGGCAAGAGAACTGTAGAACAACACAAAAAACAGACCAAAAACACATGATCCAAAAAGCAACATCTTTCAAAACTGACGACGGTCAAATGTTCAACACCATCGAGGAAGCGCAAAAGCATTCGCTGGAACTTCTCCTTGCCCCGGCGCTCAAAACGGTTCCAGAGACCAACAGGGAAATTGCTGACGCCATTCTATCGTTGCGCGAAAAAGTAATCGACTGCCTCACGATGAAGCCTTCGTCGAAGCCAAGCGCCAGGAAGATAAATGGCGGAACGAGAAAGCGCACACCCAAAGTCGTCCCGGCCGTCGCACCAGAGAAAGTGGGTGCCGCATGAGCGAGGATTACAACAAAGGCTTTCAGGACGGACTTAAACAGGCTTTAGACTTGGCTGTCACGCACAACGACATTCCAGTCACGGCCATCAAGACCGCGCTGGATTTGACTTATGAGGCTTTGGAGAAATCGAAACCTGAAGCTCCCGTCAAGGCGCAGAAGGAGGAAAGTTTCCTGTGAGCGACGAAACCGAAAACCAATCCCTGACGCGCATGGAACCGATGCCGCTGGCGACACCGGCCCCAGGCGAGATGATGCAGGCGATGATCAAGGCAGGCATCACGGAGTCGAACGTCGCTGCCTTTACCGAACTGGTGAAGCTGAGCGAGCGCATGGAGGACAGGAATGCCGCGCGCGAGTTCAATCGGGCGTTCACGCTCTTGCAGCAGGAGATGCCGACCGTTCAAGCACTCAAGCCCGTGCCTGACAAGCACGGCAACATCAAATACAAATACGCGCCGTTCGAAGCGATCATGAAGCAGGTGCAGCCGTACCTGAACAAGCACGGTTTCAGCGTTCGTTTCAGTTCCAAAATCGACAGCGGCAAGGTGACGATGATGTGTACGCTCATGCACTCTGCCGGCCATTCGGTCACCAACGAGTTCACGGTGCGAATCGGTCAAGGCCCGCCAGGAGCAAGTGAGAGCCAGGCCGACGGTAGCGCCGCCAGCTACGCGCAACGCGGCGTCTTTTGCGACGCGCTCAATATTGTCGTGAGGCAGGACAACGACGCGAGAATGGAGGGTGCTCCCATCACGCCAGAGCAGGCGAAGAATTTGCGCGAGCGCGTAATGTCCACAGGGTCGGACGAAGCTGCGTTCCTGAAATTTAGTGGCGCGAAAACCTACGAGGAAATCCCGTCGGCGAAGTACGATCTTCTGGATCGGACGCTGGCAAAAAAGGAGAAGACTTAGGATGCACAAATTCAAAAATTTGGCTGGGCAGAGGTTTGGAAGGCTTGCCGTTACCGCTGATTTCGAGAGACGTGGCTACGATACGTACTGGCTCTGTTTGTGCGATTGTGGAAAAACCACAAAGGTTAGAGTTGGCCATCTTTGCGCAGGCAAAATACAGTCGTGCGGATGCCTCGCTAACGAGATGATTGGAAACCGCGCCAGGCGGCACGGAATGCACAGAAGTCCAGAATGGCGAAGTTGGATGAAAATGCGAGGTCGCTGCAAAGATCCCAATAATAACGAGTTTCACAGGTACGGAGGAAGCTGCGTAACGATCTGTGGCGCGTGGGATAACTTCGCTCAATTCTACGCAGACATGGGATCAAAGCCAACGCCGAAACACTCCATAGATCGGATTGATCCTGATGGCAACTATGAGCCTAAAAATTGTCGCTGGGCAGACGCGATTACCCAGGCCAACAACCACCGCAATTCCAAAAAAATCACCTTCTCTGGGCTTACGATGACCCCCGCTCAGTGGGAAAGGCATCTCAATCTCCCGCGTCAGATCGTAAATTCAAGAATGAGAAGCGGGTGGATAGTGGAAAAGACGCTAACGGCACCTGTTCGAAGATGGGCAAGCGTATGAAGATCGTAGAATGTCAACAGCAGTCCGTAGAATGGATAGAAGCTCGATGTGGAATTCCGACTGCCAGCGAGTTCGATTGCCTCATTAGCCCCGACGGCAAGCCGAGGGAAGGTGAAACTCCCAAAACCTTTCTCTGCCGCAAACTCGCCGAGGCATGGAATGGACCGCTGCCCGGGTTCGGCTCCTTCGCGACCGAGCAAGGCCAAATCCTCGAAGGCGAAGCCATCCCGTGGGCTGAGTTTGAATTTGGCTGGAAGATCGAGCGCGTCGGCTTGGTGACGACCGATGACGGACGCATTGGGTGTTTTGATAGAAAAACAGATATTCTTACACACCGTGGATTTGTTCCCGTGCAGGACGTAAAAAGCACTGATCTAATTGCTAATCTTGATCCCGACAGCAACAAAATCAAGTGGTCGCCCGTTCTTCGTTTGATTCGCTATCATTACACAGGGCCAATGCACCACTACGGGGATGCTGTAGTGAATCTTGTTGTTACGCCCAATCATCGACTTTGGGGAACGATTGTGAAATGGGTTGGAGGAAGGCGCAGGACCGAGAGAACGGGGTTCATCGAAAGCCAGGATCTTGGAGGAAGCGGAGAATTTGTGCAGGTTCCTGAGATATGGCACCAGGAGCAGGTTGACCCTAAGGAATATGAAGTCCAAGAACTTACACCCGTAAAAAATCACCCCAAAGGGCCACTGGGATTCAGAGTTCCGTTTATTGACTGGGCTCGATTTGTAGGTCTATGGATAGCGGAAGGGTGGACAGAGAAAAACCGCCAAGGCACCAACCTAGGAAAAGTTGGAATAGCTCAAACTGCAGCAGGAAAACTTGATGCTGCAAAAGAGATCATAAAAGCAATTCCGGTTAGATGGTGCCAAAAAAAGAATGGCTGGACAACCGAACGCCGGGCACTCGCCGAGGCGCTCGTATTATCTTGCGGAAGCGGGACGTTTGGAAAGCGAGTCCCGAGTTACATTCGTTTCGGATCGCGAAAGGCCATTCGAGCCTTCTTGGGCGGATTTATGATAGGCGACGGATGGACCGGTCGTAACGGTCAGAGGTCTTTATTCACATCAAATAAAGCGCTCGCCGATGATTTGTGCGAGTTGGTAATCCGGGCCGGCTGGTGGCCATCATTACACATCCGTTCGCCGCGGCGTTGGAATATTCGCGGCAGAACCGGATGGTCTAAGATCCAATACCACATTAACATACGGAAAACTGGAAAGGCTTATCATGTGATTTCCAAAGACCCAAACAGAGCGCTTGGGTTCAATGTAATCCAGCACGACGATGATGTGTTTTGCGTAACTACCCATACGGGGATTGTTTTGGTTCGAAGAGGTGGTCGGTTTACCTGGGTTGGCAACTGCTCGCCCGACGGCCTTATCGGCGACTACTCGGGCGTGGAGATAAAGTGCCCCGCCGCCGAAACACACGTCAAATATCTGCTCAAGAACGAGGTCCCAAAAGAACACATCAGCCAAATTCAGGGAGCGATGTTCGTCACGGGCCGCAAGGAATGGCAGTTCATAAGTTACAGAAGGCATTTCCCTGCGCTGGTGATCACCGTTCCACGCGACGAAATCTTTCAGGAAAAACTCGCCGAAGCCCTCGAAATCTTCCTCGGCAAGTTCGACCGTGCGATGGCTCGGCTGATCGAATTGAACGGTGGCCCGCCTCCGCCGCGAGTGAAGATGGCTTTTGCCGACGACATCGCAGCAGGCCGATCCCGAGAAAGCTACGAGGATATTGGGGTGACGCCGTGAACGCCGGATCGTTCGTAAACATCTACGGACGTTCGGCGATTGGCCGCGTGATAATGACCGAAGCAATCGGTGGATACCCAGGAGGCGCTGCCATCGTTACTGGACTGCATCCGGATCCAGCCGCTCCTGAAATTGTGATGCTCGTAAAGCACCCCTTCTGGACGCACTCGTTTTCACCAGCGAACCCGGTTATCGGGATATTGGAGCACGAAGAAGTCGATTTCTTAGACCAGTAAACCATCAACACAAAACCCATGGCGACTACAGAAAACCCAGTTAAAAACATCAGCGAAGAAGGCATCAAAGAGGCGATCATGGCGCAGATCGAAGCGCTCTATGACGAGCACATTGAGCAGATTCAGAACATCCGCAATCGGGCTCAAAAGAAGTCCATCAACGTCAATTTCAGCAATGAAATTGACTGCTCCGAGAGCGAGCCGGTGGTCAATACCAAGATCCGGTTCTGCGAGACCTACACCGACGAGCGGACGTCCACGGTGGACAACGCTCAGGGCACATTCAGCATCATGCAGAACACCGGACGGGGTGGCCGCAAAGGAGATCCCGCGCCTGCAGAGCCTGCCGAAGGCGAGAAAAACGGTTCAAAGTAGTCTTCTTTACGGGCGTGCCAAGGCGCCCAGTTCCAAAAATAGCCTTTGACCCCGTGCCGTTCGCGGCATAGGGTGCGCCCATGAACGGCGACGGCAATGGCTTCCTTTACGTGCCCGGGTTGAAGCATCCAGACCCAGCGCATGAATGTACGTCCCATAGTGGAGGCGAACCGCAGTCTCATCCATCGGACTGGAATGGCGATCCAGAAGCGCCGATTAATGACAATCCTCCTGATTGATTATGAGCGGATATGTTCCATCGTTACGCCATCCAGACCCCGCGCATGAGTGCCAATCTCACAGCGGCGGAGAAGTTCAGAGTCCGCCGACGGGATGGGCTGGCATCACACCGGAATCGGATTCAGTGCTACTACCTGCGCCGGTCCACGGAACTGACTGGACACTGCAACAATTTGGGGCAGACGTGCTTGCCAATTGGCTTACCAGCGCTCCCGCCGGCGCGGACGGGATAAGTTTTCGCTGGAGACCTTTTCCCAGTGGCGATTTTTCAGTGCCTGATGTTCCGGGGTCACCTGGGGCAATTACGTTAATTTCCGACGCAGGGCTGGGAGACCAATTTGCAGCTGAAGCCGCATGGACCCTCGGGGGTTCTCGGGTCAGCGACTATTCCAGCGAGTTCACCATCACACTGATATAAAAACCTATGAGTGATTCTTACGACCCAACGACCGGAATACATCATCCCGACCCTGCGAATATGACCACCTGCTGCGAAGACAACGGCGGCAGCGATGGCACCGGCACTGGAAATCTCAGCGGAACGGGTTCTCCGGTAGGCGTAGTGACCCCGACGTCAATCGGCCAACTTTACACCGACCAGAACGTGCCCCACAGCGTCTGGCAATCGACGGGACTGACCAACACGGCCTGGGATCAAATCATCGGACCTTAATTTTATGAAGAAACTTTTTGCACTCATCGCTTTATGGCCGCTGCTGCTCTCGGCTCAGCCGGTTAGGTTGCAGTTTGGCACAACCAACAGTGGGACAGTGCTCACCAACATCAACAAATCGCTGGCAACCAACGTCGTTAGCGGAAACGCCATCGCGAAGGAGTCGGGCTTCGGAACCAACGCGACGTTTCTGGGAACGACTGTTATTGGAAACGGTCGCGCCTTCGATTCAGGGCTCACGGCTACGCTGGGGGTAATGACTGAAGTTTTTCGTGGCGAGAACCTGCTGTTTTGGACCGACCAAAATAACCGCGGAATTATGTTCACACTGGATGGCGTGAACTGCTTGGCGAAAGTGTTTGTGAGCGACTCAGCGGGCAAGTTGATTTTCGATGCTCAATCGATTTCGCTCACGTCAGAGGGAAACAACAGTATCATCCAGCTCGGGTTTGCTGGCGCGAACGGCGGCACGGTAAAAATTCAGAAAGATGGAAGCGCGAGCAATGGATCAAATCGACCAACCAAGCGGTTCAACTTCAACACCAGTGTTTGGAACGGGTCTGGTGCGCAGGACTTTATGCTATCGCTGCGCGGCATCGTTCCAGGGACCACCAACAACGCAGAGCGCTTTCTGGAATTCACGCAGAGCAGCGATGACAACGGGACGGAAGAAACGCGGATGGCTTTGTTGTCCACCAATTCACTCACGCTGAGCGTTCCATTGGTGACCACGCAGGCGCATTACACAACCAACGTGAGTGCCACGGCGACCGCCCCAGACTTCACCAAAGGCTACACGCTGGTCTCGACCAATGCGGCGTTTACGGTTCTGGCCCCAGTCGGCGTGGATACGACAAAGACCTTGGACCAAACGACAGTTTTTTACGTAACTAACAGCACAGCGGTCGCAATCGCGATCACCGCTCCAGCAAATGTGCATCAGGTTGGCACTTGGTTTTGTACTAACCTGACCGCTATTACCTTCAGCCAACATGCCCAAAAGTGGACGAATGCCATCGCGCTTCCCATTTGGTGATCACTTATGCTTGAACGATCCCACATCGGCAGCGCCAGTGTTGTTGTAAGTCTTGGCATGAACGATACGGTAGATTACCTGCTTGGAAACTTGGTATCTGGTCGCCAAGAAATCCAGTGTCACTCGACGCGGCTTATACTCCGTTCGGATCTTATCGGCTTGCGCATCGGTGAACGCCGCATTGGCGCTCTTCTGCCCAGTGTAGCGACCGACAGGACTCCAGTGCCTTCCTTTTCTGGCCATGTCCTGAAGGTTCTCGGTAATGGTGCCAAGCCAAAGATGACCTGGATTAACGCAATAGGGGCAATCGCCGTCAGGACAATCATGGCAGACCTGAAGCCCATTCGGCACCGGACCAAAATGCAAGAGCCAGGACGCTCGATGCGCGAGAATTGTGCCACTGTTGCCAGATCGGCCAAGACCTCGATAAACGTTTCCATAAGCCACTCCCTTCTTCCTGTGGGAGCCGGTCCAAAACCAACAACTTCCAGTAATTTCAACTCGTTCAAAAAAGTAAGAGGGGAAGTTTGCGGAAAGTCCTTGCTCAGCAAGATACTCAGCGGTAATCTTTTGCATCGTGTTAGTTTGATGCTCGCTTGGGTTACAGGCCCGGGCGAGCGTTTTCACTTTAACCCTGTCGCTCTCGTGATGCAACCATGAACCGCCGATCCTTTATAAAACGCGGCGCTTTGTTTGTGCCCACACTCTTCATCCCGAAGTTGCTGCGCGCGCAGGCCTACACGTTTCGAGACCAGCCGTGGATGGGTAATGTGCGACCATTGGCCTCATTTACGCTGGCCTGGGCGGCGCGGGTGGTGGCCAACGGTGGAACCTACCCGACTGCCGGCGAGCTGCTGGCGGCAGATGCCTACTACCGTGGCTGTGTCACGGACGGCATCGACTCAATGATACTGAGCGACATACTCGTAGTCTCGAGCAGTTTGATTGGGGCGACTACGCCATTTTTCCATTCGGTCGGAAGCGACCCGTGGACCAACCATAGCTTTGTCGGCGGCGACTTGACGATTAACGGGCTCAAGGGTGATGGCACCAGCAAGTATCTCGACACGGGCATCATCACCAGCAGCGCATCGCCGATGACCGCGACCAATGCGGGACTGGCGGCTTACATCCACACGTTGGACACCACCGGGCATGGCTATAGTTTTGGCGTCGGCGGGGTTAATGACAGTTCGCATTTTGCCCTTTACTACGCCAGCAACATCGAAGGGATTTATTGCTGGAGGTTCCAGAACGCGAACACTGATTTTGTCCAGGACTCTGACTCAGCAGTGGGTAGCTTTGGGTATCGAGGTTATTCGGCAGGAATGCGGACTGCGGCTTCGGGCTCCGGGGCCTTAACTCTTTATCGGCAAAACAGCAGTATTACACCTATTAAAAGCGTGATCTCTGGAAGTTCGGCACAGACCGGAACGACGATTGCCACTTACCCGATCGTAGCCTTTGCGCTAAACAGTCTTGGAAGTATCAGCGGCTGGATTGACGGCCGCAATTCTTACCTGGGCGTGACCCAGGGGATGAGCGCGGCGCAGGTGCAAAAGCACGCCGACCGAGTACAGGCTTTGCGCGTGGCTCTTGGTGGAGGTTACCTATGAAGAAATTATTGTCGGTCCTACTGTTGCTGTCCTGCCTTTGTGGACGTGCGGCAAACCCGTCTTATCAGTCTTTTTCGACCAATGACTTCGTTTGGACGAATGGGGGATTCATTCTAGTGAATACCAATCGAGTAGCGCTGGTCGGATCGGCTGGTTATTTTGTTCGTTCAGGAACAAACGTGATCCTGATTACAAACGGCCATCTTGTCACGGTGTCGGCCGATGTTTCGAAATTACTGGTAACAAATGTAGCCGCGGCCGCAGCCCAGGCGGCAACTAACGGGATCACATCTTCCTACCCGTTTTTCCAGACCAACGCGCTCTCTGGAGGTGTAACCAACGGTAACGCTGGCAACGACCTTCACATTACCGGAACGGTGTTTGATAATTACACCACCAACAAGCGCAGCATGTCGGTGGACAACAGCGCCATTGTCCTTGGAGATGGAAATGGGACGGGGCTGGCCAGTTTTGCTGGAGGATTAGCCACTATCAGTTCCTTGGGGGAGATCGCAGGAATCGGAGTTGGATTGACAGCGCTGAATGCTTCGCAGCTGACGAGTGGGATATTGCCGCCGGCAAGGTTATCATTGAGTTCGGGGCAATTGGCGACGGCGTTAACGGATGAGACAGGGAGCGGAGCGGCGGTATTCGCGGCGAATCCGTTATTGAACCAGCCTGCCATTTCGGATTTTACGAGCGCGCAACATACGCATACCGGCGCGAGTAGTGGCGGGGTGTTGACCATAGCATCGATTGCGAGCCCCGGAACCATCGTCACCCAGACCTTCACCTTCGTTGTGCGCGGGTCCAACAATTTCACACTCGATGCGGCGCATCAGTTGAGCTTGAGTAACGCAGTGGTCAACTCTCTCCTCGCACTCGAAGGCGACAACACGGTGAGCAACATCAACTTGTCCTCGGACTTTACCTTCAGCGCGAACACGCTCAAGCTGAGCAGCACGGCGACGAACATTGCGAATATCCTGGCACCAGGCAATATTCTTACCAATGGAGAGAGCGTGGCTACTAGCTTTGGGGCGCCAGTAACACTCGGATCAACAACGGTTACTAATGGGTTTTCGGTTACGAATGCGGCGACTAAGGGGTTTATTTTTGCAACGAACGATAGCCTGAGTATCAGCAATGGATCTTTGGGGTTGGAAGCCAGGATCACAAACGGCATTTTCTTAGCTCAAATTGGAAGCACGTCACGGCCTGGGTTCGCATTTGGGGCTGACCCCGGAACGGGTATGTATAACCCGTTTGGGAGCCAACTTTGGTTCGCAGCCGGAAGTGGTGTTGCTGGCCGTTTTACTGCGGGCGGTATAGGATTACCGAACACAAAAGTACTTTTCTACAACGACACTTCTTTCTCGACAGTTCAAGCGGGGCTTTATGCGGCAAACTCTGGAATTGTAGAAGTTAATAACGGTACAACTGCCAATTACCGAGACTTGCTGGCTCGCAATGTCATCGCCACCAACACGGGAAGTTTCTCCAACGGCATCATCGGCTACGTCGCCGGTAGCAGCGCCGCCTCGGGGATAGTGGGCGAAGTGATTTCATCGCTGGTAGCCTCGGGAAGTGCGGTTTCCTTAACGACGGCGACCGCAGCAAACGTCACCAGCATCTCACTCACCGCAGGCGATTGGGACGTATCGGGCAACATCAGCTTCGCAGGCGGCACGGCGACCTACACAGGTTCGGCGGGGTCAATTGGCACCACGTCAGCCACGCTTGCGACCGACGGAACGGAAGTCAATTCCGGCGCTCAGTTCACCGCCGTATCTGTTACTGATGGACTGACGGTTCCAGCTAAGCAAATCAATGTGAGCGCGACCACTACGGTGTATTTAATTGGCAAGGCGACCTTCAGCGCAGGCACCGTTTCCGCCTACGGATCGATTCGCGCAAGGAGGGTGCGGTAATGACCGACGCCGTTCAAACCGCTCTAATCGTTGCCATAGCGCCGACCATTCTGGCGTTGGGAAGCTTCATCAAATCCTGGCGAAACGGCGACGACATTAAGGACGTGAAGACCGACACAGTTGCGATTCACGCCCTGAGCAACAAAGCAATGGGCGCTGCCCTTGGGGTGGGCGCGGTTGCGCTTCGGCAGCTTGCCGACAGCAGCCCGGAGAATCAGTCCTATCAGGAACGAGCCGTACAAGCAGAGAAAGAATATAAGGCGCATCTCGCATCACAGAATAAACTCGATGAAGCTCTCTCTAAGAAAAAGCCTTAGCCCAAATCAAACACGGTGATTAACATGACGCTCGCATGGCACAAGACCCGAAGAACTTTTTGGAAATCACGATTGGGAACGTGGTTACTTGGATCGGCATCCTGCTCGCTGGAGCGGCTACCTGGTTTCGCTCTCAATTCAACCAAGAATCCATGAGCAAACAACTCGCCGAGTTGGAACGGGAAATGAAGGAGAACGACAAGTCTGCGGTGATAGTCAGGCAGGAAAATGCCGTCACGCTAACCCGCATTGAGGATCGGCTAGACAATTATCATACCCGCATCCGAAAGGCAGAGGAGACGCTGGACGCGGTTGTCCGAATGGAAGCAGCCGCCCAGGAAACTAAGCGCATGGTTGCTGAGATCAAGAGTAAGCTGATATGAAAATGGCCCCATTGCCAAAAGGCGATTAGGGCTTAGGCTTGCACACAACAACGAAAGGCAAATTATGAGTTTTCAATTAATCTATTGGGTTTTAATGCTTCTATGGCTGGTGTTCGGCCTCTGGTCAAACTGGCCAGCGACCGGAAGCCCGTTCAAACCACTCGGCGGCACACTGCTGCTTTTCATCCTGCTTTTATTGCTGGGTTGGAAAGTGTTCGGCCAGCCAGTTCACTCGTAATGATTCGCGGTGAAAAAATCATATTCCGACTCAAGGGCGCATCGCAATGTGGGGCTGGCGTCGTTTGGGAAAGTGAGCGCGATGGACAGGTCGCCGTCGCGGTAATCCATTGGGCGGGCGAGGCGGGGCGGGAATATCGTCCGCTGGCAATCTTTCCGGCTGGTGAACTTATGCGCGGGGAGGTAACACCCAACGGCAAGAAAGGTAAGGACAATCCCCCGCGTGACAAGCGCCATGATTAGGGCTAGATTCTGGCTCTCTCCGAATGGACTGGATTGAACGAATGAAAAAGGCCATGCGTAAAGCGATTAAAGAATTTGCCTCACAACTTGAGGCGAAGTGTAAGAAGAACAAAAAACGACGGGCCGCCCGGCTCAATTTCGGTTTCGGGCTTCCCTTCAATAAGAAAGGTCAAAATCATATGCCCGCAGAAATCACACTGACAAATGAGCAGCAAGTTGTTGCCACACTAAAGCCCGTAACTGCCACCGGAAAGCCTGCAAAACTCGACGGCATTCCCGTCTGGTCTGTGGTATCCGGCGCTGGCACCGTAACACCCGCCGCTGATGGCATGTCCGCGACTCTGGTAACGCCCGACTCCCCGGACGATACGACCTATTTGGTCGATGGCGATGCCGATCTCGGATCTGGAGTTGTGGATGTTCAGGACACGATCCTGGTCCACACGACCGGAGCTAATGCTGCAAACTTGGGATTGACGCTCGGCGCGCCAACCGCCAAGCCGTAAGCCAATCGGTTCAATTCAAAGCTTGCGCCCGTCTTCGGACGGGCGTATTGCTTGTACAGATTGAGCGCCCGAAAACATCTAACTTCCGATGAGCGACAGGCGAGAATTCTGCAAGCAATGTTTGTCGGCGCACCCCCGGAGCAAACCGCCCGCGAGCTTCGAACCACCGTCAAGCAAGTCAAGCGCACGGAATCCAGCTTAATTCGACGCCTTGGGCTGAACCAGGCAAATACGAAACGACAATCCTACCCTTACACCGCAGACGACTACTGATTATGAAAAGACTCGCCCTAATCCTACCACTGGCCCTGCTGTGCGGCTGCGCTTATCTCCGCTCAAGCACCACCAAGAAGCCGGACGGTTCTGAAAACACCATTGTAAGGGTTTGCACTTTCTTTGACAGCACATCGTCGCTGACGAAATTCAGGAACACCACGGGTCAAGCGGGGACCGGAAGCAATGTCTGGGCTTACCCGAGTGGATCAACCATCGGCGCTTATGATGCCTCTGTGACAAGTTCAAATTTGGATCAACTGATTGGCCTCATCGTGCAAGGAGCGGTCGCTGGGGCGGTGAAAGGGGCCAAATGATTACGCTTGCAGCCATCTTGTGGGAGAGCATAAGGGCTATCCCGCGCATCGTTCCATTTAACCCAGCCTTCATCGCGGCACCTGTCATGCTCCAAGTGGTTGCGATGGGGCAGCCGTTCACGCCACCAGCGCAGTTTCATTCCGTGACCTCTGAGCCGGTGCAGTGGAATCCGCCGATCTACACTCAGGAAGAAACTGCGCATCACCTACCCGACCCACAGGCGGCAAGGCTTGCCGCGATAGAACTTCCACCAATGCCGCCCGATGTGGTGGTTGTTGGCGCGACCAATCCAGCGACGTATTCGTTGAAGTATCTAAAGTTCGACCCGGTGCCCGGCGCGAGTGGCTATCAAATCTTCGTCACGCCAATAGCCCAAGGCCGAGCAGTGGACGTGAGCACCAACTTTTTCACACCAACCAATTTCAATGCCATTCCACACTTGCTGTATGGCTCAAAATACTGGATTCAAGCCGAGACACTGGCACCGGGCACCAACAGCGACCTTTCAATGCCGTTCCAATGGCCGCAGCCGATCATTACTTACGACCCAGTAACAGTGGAAATCACCCACGACACGACCAACTGGGCTAAGTTGCCGGCGGCAAGTGTGGTAGTGACCAATGCTCCGGGGAGTCAGGGCTACTATCGGGTTGGCTTTGTTCGTACCAACAACGTGGACCCCTATCAGATTCGGGAATGAAAATCAGCTATATGCGGGTCAAGTCTCTGCTTGGCCTTCCCCATAAACAACGAGTCAGCTTTTCGGGAGAAGCAAACCGAGCGGGTTTAGCTCGCTTGGTCAAATACAAAATCATCGCGGCCAGACGCGCAGGCGATGACCGACTAGCCGCCGAGCTTAGTCAGGTGAAGCAATTCTTTAAGACCCCAAGTCGTTACAATCGCTGCTCTCATCCAAACTGTGGGGTGATAACAACTGGATTGCAGTGCCGCCTTCATCATCTGACCCGCAGGAAGCCATTGCCTAAAGCTCTCGCCGCCTAAGTGCGAGCCAAACTCTTTCCATGCCAGAACGCCTTAGCCTCGTGCCATGAAAGTCCGCACCCTCTCAGACCTGAATCTGCTCACGCCGAAAATGTGCCGCTTTCTGGCCCGCAAAAGCCACGGTTTGTCCCCGATGACCAACGACGAGATCGCGCGGCGTTCGGGACTGGCGCTATCCACCATCTGCAAAATCTCGACGTGCGAACGGTGGGACGGCATGACTTTGCGTGTGGTGGCTGCGTTCAGTGAGGGTTGTGGCGTGAACCTGCTGGCACCTGGCCGGCAACTCAGGTTTTGGAGGAAGAAAAAGCTGGCCTATCTCGACCGGGCGACACCGCAGCAGCGCAGGATGTTCGCCCGCCTGCTAACGGACATGCACAATCATCCCGGTTGATCTCCCGCCGGATTCTGGCATCTCTTCGAGTTCTTCGGCACATTCCATAAAGAGCGCATAACTGAGCGCGTCAAAAATGTGCTTCATCGGGTCCTCTGTCGGGATATAATCCACCTTCCCCTTTTTAAGACCCTCAAACATGGCGATGGCGAAATGGCAATGAGCGGAGACTTTTAGCCGGCCAGTGTGCAGCAGCATTTTCACCAATGACACTCGCTGCCGCACTCCGCCCTTGGACTGGGCTTTGGGCAGCGCGCGGAGAAATATGCGATTGCCCGACGCTGCATAGACTTGCAGGTAGGGAAACGTAGCGGCCACCGCGCTGTACTTTTCGATGGAGTTGCTGTCCGACCAGGCCCGGTCGAGATTATACTGCCGCCCGGCCGCTTTCTCGTGGGCCTCAATTAACTCCATGAAATCCTCGGTGAAAGTGGTGACCGCGATTTCCTTTTTGAGGTAAACCAGTTCGTCAATAAGGGTGAAGTGTGAGCGACCGTTAATGACATCCCGGTTAAGGATAACGCCCGCATGGTTTACATCGCCGATGTCCAGGCCGAGCACTAATTCGAAGGCTCCGGGTGATGGGTTCGCGTAGGTCCAGTCTTCTTCATTAGGCGACGTGCAGTCCCCGACGATGTGCAGGTTGCGCTTGAAATAAGCCCTGAAGTGCATTGAGGCATCGCCCTCGCCGTAAATCCACTTGCCTTCGACGTACTTAGCCCACAACCCGGCATCGTAGGCGTTCTGGGACTTGAGTTCGTCGAGTTGCCTCGGGTCCAACCTGGGGTTTTCGCCGGGCTTAATCTCAATGAGCGCGAGATCGCGTTGCTGTGCCAGGAACAACCGTTCTTCAAGTACCGGTAAGCCGAGTTTCTTTTGGCAGACAACATACTCAGCGTAATCTTGGACACGTTCCACGTAGAACACTCGATAGATCCACGACAACTCGCCTTCGTCGGCTGGGTTGGTATCAGCAATCCACATGTGGCTTTCGTAAGGAATATGGGACATGCGAAGCGAAAGCAGCGACACCCCGAGGATCTTTCGGTCGTGGAATTTAGAAAGCTCGGAGAAATAAATCATGGAAAACTCCATCTCCTTCAGCTTGTCCTCGATGTCCGGGTCATGGTCGAGTGAGAACAACATGCAGGTGGACTCGCCGCCATGGACATTGCGGATGCGGAAGTAAAGGGTGCGGCTGAGGCTGTCGAGCTTGAAACCGGGCCGCTTCTCGGCACTCAGGGTCGTGTATCGCAAGCCGATTTTTGCGTCGATCCACTCCTTTAGAACGACATCGTGCAGCAGGGACCAAGTGCCGCCTTCTTTGGAGTTTTTGACCGTGCGCGAGAACATCGCCACACGGGCATCTGGAGTTTCCCAGAGATGGCGAACGATACGGTGAAGGGTACCTCGAGTTTTGCCACTCAGGCGTGGGCCGCTAACAAGAAGGGCGCGCGCCTGGGAATTTAGAACTTCCAACTGCTTATCGAACAAGTCGGGATACCAATTACCATCGGCGTCGTTAGGCATCGGCGAAGATCAGTTGCACGTCGAGCACGGAGACGATGCGATGCGGGCGGCCTTCGTGAGCGACGGCGACGTGGCCACGGTCAACATCGACATGGACCCGCTGGCCGATGGCGAGTTCGGGTGGCATGTGAGGCCCATCACCGAGCATCGCGACCCGGCCAAAAGGCGTGACGCGCTTGGAAAGTTGCGGGGCTTCGATAGGGCCAGAGGCTTCTTCGATGGGTTCAATGAGGATTCGGTTGCCGAGTAGTTTCATTTGGTTGGGTGGTTTGAGGTTTGACGCGCCAGCGTTTGACTAAAAGAAAGCTGCCGGTGGCGCAACGAGGGCAGCCAATCACGCGGGTTTTTCCGTCTGTGTATTCAACTTCAACTGGCTGACGGGATTTGAAGAACGGATTTTCTTGCGTGTTATCTTGCCATTCGTCGGTCATGGCGGAAACATTAAGCTTGCGCGTGGCCAGTTGCAAGCGTAGGAGTAGCCCATGATGAAGCCGCCAATTCAGATTGCGCTGCCAAGTGACCATCCCGCACTCAAAGGTTGTCTGCCCGGCGATGTGCTCATGGTAAAAGTCAAAACCCTCCCTGGTGAAGAGGGGGAAGAAGCGGACTCCGAGGCAGAGCCAGAAGGCGAGGCGCAGATCATGGCCGACGTGCAGAGCATTACCAAGGTCAAAGCTGTGCCCGCCAAACCAAAAGCCGCGCCGATTAAGCCGATGGACTACCTGAAGTCGAAGCAGACGGGCAAGAAGGCCGAAGCCTACTGATTTCATGATCGATCTTACAATCCTTACCAAGCGGGGCATCACCGCCGAAACCCTGCGCCAGAATTTGCAGGGCGACCCGAAGGACCTGCAGCACGGCAGCGCAAAACTCGGCGATCCTGGCTACGACCCGCTGACCGCAACACAGCAGGACAAACGCTGGGCGCTGTGGAACCGAATCAGGTCGCGTGTTCAGGAGGGCATGGACCGAAACTTTCGTGACTGGAAAACCTACTACGCGCTCGACCAGGCATGGGACACCCCGTTTCGGCAAATAAGCCCGACCTTGATCGCTTCCCTGATCGACAGCAACCCCGATGAGGACACGGTTTACAAACAGCTTCAGGACTGGGGACTGACGTCGCTAATCGAGCAGCAGAAGGACCCGAGAACCGGCGCCGACACCGGGAAGAAGGTTTTCAACCTGCCGATTTTCTTCAATGTTTTCGTTCCACTGGTCCGCGCCTACCTGACGATCCGCTGGGCGAAGCTGATGAACGACCGTCGGCTGATACCGTTCCTCAAGTACGAGCCGGTGAAAGCCACGACGCAGTTGCGGGTAAAGTGCGAGGCGCTGACCGATCGCGTCCAGGGCATCTCGACGCAATACAGTTACTTCGACGTGCTGAAGCAGGGCGTTTTCAAAATGCTCCATTACGGCGAGTGCTTTATGACTCCGAAAGAGGAGTGGCACTCGGAGACGCAGGTGAAGATTGCCGATCAGGAAGATGTCCTGATGGAAAAGAAGAAGGAGGATGGCACACCGGTCAATGCCGGGGATGAAATCAAGGTGACCACCCGCGAGGGATTGCGCTACCAGCACTGGCATCCCACCCGATATTTCAAAGACCTCGCCCACGGCGCTTATACCTACAACTCGGACAGCGGCTGCCAGTTTTTCGGTGCCTGGCGCGTGGCGCGTTACCGCGACATTCTCACCAGCGGCTTCTGGAACACGGACAAGGTGAGCCTGGGCACCGCGGATCTGCTGGTCAACAATCGCCTGTTCTTCACCTCTGTCTATTCCGCTTGCACGATGAAAATGGGCGTGGCTGTTCCACCAGCCCCGGCGCCAGCAATCGACGGCGCAGCCCCGGTTTACACGGCTGGAGTCGGCACCGGCCAACTCGACCGTGAGAAGGATTTGGCTAATCAATACTACGGCACCGACCACTTGGACCAAGGCGTTCTGGTGACCGAATATTTCGAAAAGTTGGTGCCGAGTGAGAACGGGCTTGGCGACTACGACCATCCCGTCTGGTTCAGGTTTGTCCTTGCCGGCGACGGTTGCACGATCATCTACGCGGCACCCCTGCCCTACTGCCCGGTGCTCTACGCCGGGTATGACGCCGACGAAAGCCGCAGCCGCAATGCCTCAATGAGTCTGGAAATCCTGCCGTTCCAAGACCAGTTCACGAATGTCCTCAACCAGATCATCCTGACGGCGAAGCAGAACCTCGCCAACATCACGATGGTCGATGAGGACCAGATACCGGAGGACACGAAGAAGCGCATCGCAGGCATCGGCGAGGGGCTTTACCGTTTTCTGAACGTGTTCGGCTACTCAGGCAAGAAAGCCAGCCGTGGCCAGAACAAGGTCAGTGAAGCCGTCCAGACTTTCGCGCTGCCCAAGGGCAACACCGCCGAGTTGATCAACGTCCTAAAGACCATCCTCGACGTACTCGAACGGCTATTGGTAATGAGCAGCCACGAAGTCGCTCAGGCCGCCAGCCATGAGCAGACGCGCGAAGAGGTCCGGAACATCGCGCAGAGCACTTCCAGCCGGCAGACGTTCACCGCTACGCCAGTCGATATTCTCTGCGAGGCTTGGAAGCGGCAAATCTACTGCGGCCTGATGGCCTACGGCGACGACGACATGTACGCGCATATCCCCGCTGAGACCCCACTGACCAAGGAGCAACTGAACGCCATGGGCTTTACTTTCGTGGACAAGGATCTCAACGTGCGGGACAAATACCACACGGCGCGCGTGAAGAAGCAGGCCACCGCTATCGACATGTGGCTCTTTGCTTCGACCCGCGACGGCGAAGACCGCACGAACGACGCCCAGGTCGCAATTGCCATGAGCCAACTTATGCAACCGTTGCTTCAAATCCCGGGCATGGTTCAGGCATTGGGTGCCGACCAGCTCATTGACATCGCCAACCAGATCGCGCAAAAGGCTGGCGTGGATCGGGACTTCAAACTCCGGAACGTCGGGCCAAACACGACGCCCGAGGAACAGAAGGCACAGGCTGAGCAGCAGCTAAAACAGGTCGTGGACCAAGTGATGCAGCAGCTTCAACCTGAGTTGCAACCGTTGCTTGAGGCGACTAAGAAAAACTCGGATGACCTGAAGGTGTTGCAGCAGATGGTCGGAATGATTGTTGCGCCGATGATGCCGCCGAGCGGGCCGCCGATGCCTGGGACGCCGCCGATGATGCCGCCAGGACGAGAGCCAGGGCCACCGCTAACGCCGCAACTTCCGCCCGTGAATCAGCCGATGATGGCTAACGGCGCATGATCGGCGACTTTCCAATCCAGAAAGGTCACGACAAGCAAGTCCTGCGTTCTATTCCGTGGTCGCTGATAGCAGGACATGAGCGTCAAGCCCAGCTTAACCACAGCCAAACACTGCGCCGATTAGAGGAACGCCACGGGCTTAGCCCCTGCGAGGCCCTTGCCGTAATTGAAGACCGACCGTGGGCTAGAATGGACCCCGTCGAGGCTGAGAAAAAGCTGGCTGACTTAGTTGCTAAAACAAGCGCATGATCCAAGTCGAGACCACAGCCTACCCGGACGACCGCGCTAAACAGCTTCAGGATTGGCTACGATTGCCAGCCTGTGCCCTCTTCCTCCGATACCTTTCCGAGCAGTCAGCGCAACTCACCGCCGACGCTGGAAACCTTCTGGTGAAGAACGAGCAGGGGGACAAAGAGGACGCCGAAGCCGCTGGCGAACTTGCCCGCCAGATTCAGTTCATGATCAAGTTCATCCAGACGACACAGGGCAACCGTCAGCCAGACGAAGGCCCGTTTTCTTTCCAAGGGGTTGACTTGCAGCCCATGCCAGTGCTAGAAGTAGCCAAGACCGATTGATTGAACGCCGAACTTTTATGCCGATAAACTTCGTTAAAGCAGCGCCGATTGTGAAGCCTGCTCCCCCTGCCGAACCCGACCCAAAAGACGTGCCTAATGCCGAGGAACTAAAGGCAGCGGCCAAAGTGGCCGTTGATTCGTTATTCGGCGACCCCGCGCCAGAGCCTGAGCCGCAGCCGGAACCCGCCGCCATTGCGCCCGTAGAGCCCGCTGCCGCCCCTGAGCCGCAGCCGCAAGCCGAACCTGAGCCAGAACCAGAGCCTGAGCCGCAGGCACGCCCGTTCGACGCCCAGGACCTGATTACGCGCACGGCGCGCGAGACTGCGGAGGCCATGCGGAGACCGGAACCTGCCGCCGCCCCTGCCACGCCAGAGCCAACCATGGTGACGTTCGAAATGAGCGCTTCCGATGCCCAGGAATACGCAGTGCTGCAATTTTTGGAGAAGCAGGACCCCGCGAAGTTCAGCGGCAAGGCTAAAGCTTTCCTCGATTACGTGAAGTCTGTTTACGATTACCAGGACAAATGGGAGAAGGAAAATCCCGACAAGACATGGGACCCATCAGCTGACGAGCACGCGGACTGGTTTGCTTCGAATCCGATCCCGGTGGACAAGGAGACCATCGAAAACGGGCTGATTGACATGAAGGTCGAGCAGCGCGTCGAGCAGCGGTTTGCCGAGAAGGTGAAGCCCCGCATTGACATGATGGATGCCGAAAAAGCCTTAGAATCGGCGCGCCCGAGCATCGAAATGAACGTTGCCAGGGGAATTCTCAAGCTTGTGGCTGTGGCCGCGCCCGAACTGGTAGCGCTGGTCACCGCGGCAGACGGCAAGAATCCCAACCTGAGCACCGAAGCAGTCGAGAAGGTTCACGAGGCCGACGCTATCGCCGCAACCGTCCTCGACGCGACTGCGGCCGAGATTGACCCTATCCTTCGCGAGTTGGAAAAATCCACAGTGCGCGATGCCAATGGCAATTACCCGTTCAAGCTTCAACCGGACAAGAATCAGATCCACGCAATCATCGACGGCTATCGGTGGGAGGCTGAGAATCAGTTGCGGCAGGCCCCGGCAGAAGTGCAGAACGTCAATGGGCGGCAATGGGTGAGCCTTGAGCAGAAGGCCAAAGACTTCAAACAGATCCGCGATACCTCGACCGGCCAGGAGCAGCAACGCAAGCTTCAGGAATACGATGCCCGCCACTGGACGCTGACAATCGACAATGTGGTGGACCTTATTACCGACGATTACGGGAAAAAGGCACGAAATCTCATCCAACAAACCGATGCGCTGGCTAAAAGGAAGTATAAACCCGAGGCCCCACCCACAAATGGCGTCCGACCGGGCACGCAAGTTGCGCGTCCAGCCGCGCCAATTGCCCCAACGCCAGCGGGAAAACCGCGTTCGCCCTCAGTTGCCTCAGCGTCCGACATCGTGACTACGGCAAATAATGGTCCTACCCCGGCGAAAACCACGCAGCAGCAGATCATTGACGTGATGTTTAAGTGATTCTTGTTGCGTAAGTCGAGCGCATGTCGCGCCGGCAAAACGCAACAAGATGAAACGAACATTACGACCGCTACTTATCCTCAGCGCGCTGCTGGTTCTCGCCGCAGCCGCTTTCACGCTCGACAATCCCGCTTGGGGAGTTGCCGGCTTATTCCTCGCCAAGCTGCTGACGCCCGTCAAAGGCGTCACGATGGCTGTTACCGCACTCGCCACGCGCTTCAAGAGTACCCCGTGCCAAGTCGTGGTTGGAAACAACTACGATACCTGCGGCACCGTGACTCGCGCTACGGTCGCCCACCTGACGCCCGCTGACCTCGACACCCTATTCCGTCCCGGTGGCTTATACGCCGATATGGATGCCTGGTGGAGAACCGCGTTTGAAATGCAGGCGTGCGGCGTGAAGACCAATGGCGTGTATGACTGGATCATGTCCAGTGCGCGCAACATGAAGTCGCTCATCAACACGACCAAGCTCGACCGCGGGCCTTCGCTGTTGCAGCCATTCGTGCTCGCTCGGCAGGACAGCGTCATCAACGTCGATTTCTGGGCCATCACTCAAGGTCAGGCGAATTCCGCGTACACCGCCTTGGTTACCGGGCCGCTAACGACCGCACAGAAGGCATTGGGCGCCGCTGGCGACCGCGTCGTCCGAGTTGTCAGCCGCTACGGAGTTGACCTCGATGCCAACTGGTTCGTTGACCGCGATCGCGTGCAAATCTTTGGCCGCGCCGGCAGTGGTGTCGGCACTCAAGGCCAGTGGAAAGTATTGGCATCGGCGGCCGCCGCTGACTCGTCCTACGTTGACGTGCTGATCACCAGCCAAAACTCTGGCAGCGCGACTCCCTTCGACACCGCGCCTACTTCGGGCGTGCTGATCAAGACCGGCGCATTTGCGAACGACTTCGAAAGCTGGTGCCATAACCGGCCAACGCTCGACCCTCGCAAACGCATTCCGTTCTGGATCGAAACCGTCCGCCGCTCCCGCTGCGTGGATTCGGAATATAAGAAAGTGTTCGCCCGCCTGATGGAGTCCAACGAAGCCTGGCGTCAACTCGGGGACCTCCCGATGGCCGAACGCAATCGCCAGGATGAAATGCAGTTCCAGAATGAGCAGGTCAATGCGTTCTTCTGGGGTAAGGCTGTGTCCTCGAACCAGACGATGGCGCTCTGGCAATCCCTGCGCCAGATCCTGACCGTTACCGGCTCGCAGATCGACCCCGGCACCGGCGGCAAGCTGGTCGCCTACGAGGCGTATCAAATCGGCGTCATCGAGCAGTTACGAGCCTGCGACCGTGTTCGCGACCTGCAAAACAACGCGCTCAATCTCTACGAGTTCTTCGACGAGATTTACAACATCATGCGTGCTCGCAAGAGCCAGGGCCGCAACTCGGACTCCATCGACGTTTACACGGACTCGCGCATGGCCGCGCTGTTCGAAACCGCTTTTGTGAACTACATGAAGCTCGAATACGGCGACATCGTTCGGCTCAACATCGAGACCGGCAAGAACGAACTCGGCTTCCACTGGACCAGCTTCCAGCCGAAGTTCCCGCAGGGTGTGACGATCAACATCATCACGCACGAATACTTCGACGACTGGTTCAACGCGTTCTCGACGGAGAATATCAGTTCGCAAGGTCGTATGATGCTGGTGCTCGACATCGGCCAGCCTGGACCTAAAGGCGGCACGATCTATCCCGGCATGATCGACAGCAACCGGAAGAATCGCACGCTCGGCGAACTCGAAAACCTCGCAAGGCTCGACCCGACATTTGCTTGCACGATGGAGAATGTGACGCAGGAGATCACGCTTACTAGCGTCACAAAAACGGCCATTGTGGAATGCCCCGCAAATTCGCTGGCGATTCTGGGGATCGCAGACGTGGTGCCTTCAACTTCAGGGCGCAGTTTGAACCCATCTTATAGTAACCTTTACGCCGGATTAGGCTGGCTACTAATCGGACTCTCGGTTGCATTCACTGCGCTGAGTTCTTTGGTCTAAGTTCAAACCAAACTATTCACACCCTCGCCGTAATTGGCGAGGGTTTTTTGTTGCGTTTGTTCGAGATGGCGGCCATTATTTTTCCCTCGGTTCGCACCCGAATGAATTCGTCACCGAACAACTTCGCTCCGTGTTACGTGCTTGCGGCTCCCTGCTGCAAGGTGCGACACGCATCACGGGGCGCTTCAAAAACTTATGTCGCACCCATTAAGAAAGCCAAATTCGGAACCCGTTGATTGGTCGCCCATCGTTCGAGCATGGAGGAAAAACAAACGCGCAGACGCCGTGGATTTTATAGACGTGTCGCCGCTTTGGCCCGCAATTCTATGTAATAAAAACTCCCGGTTATACGTCTGGATACTCCTGCTCAATCGGGAGAAATTTTGGAACATTCAGTACATCCACCGCAGGATGAGCGACCCAGACGTGCTCGCCAAGATGAGGGCTGAAAACATGCAGCCGAAAATTAGGGAGAGGAGAATAAAGCAGCGCAACGACAAGTACTACGGAGACCTTTTCTACAACGCCGAGTGCAAAAAGCGAGGCATGGACTATTTCATGCGCAACAAACAGAAGCAGTACGATCGGATAAAAGCACGGAAGCACATCACCGCTGATCGCGACCGTGAATACATCAAGCTCTGGCAACGCCACAAAAGGCAAACCGATCCGCAGTACAATATCGGCAACCGACTTCGTTCGCGTCTCTGGCACGCGCTCCGAGGTCGGGCCAAGAAAGCAAAGAAAACCATGGAACTGATTGGCTGTACCATTCCAGAACTCATCGCCCACCTTGAATCGCAATTTACCGAGGGCATGAGCATGGAGGGAATAATGAGCGGGAAAATCCATCTGGATCATAAGCGACCATGTAGTTCTTTTGATCTGACGGACCCAGAGCAGCAGAAAATTTGCTTTCATTTCTCTAATATCCAGCCCCTTTGGGAATTTGATAATCTGTCAAAAGGCGCCACAATCCCCCTTGCCAACCCTCCCCAGATCGCGTAACCAAAACTGAATGGTTGGGGTGAACTGAGGTCGGTTCCGGCGCCTCTCGCATAAAGGGGCGCCGGTTTTTCATTTGACGGTGGATAGAGGAAGGTCTAAAGGTTGCCCATGGCAATGCGCTATTTCAAAAAGCTGGGTCCCTCGAATGATGTCCTTTGCCCGACGGTTGGAAGAATCAAGTTTCCGACGCTGGACAATCTGGTCGGCTGGTTTGCGCACGATAATCCGCAAGTTCAAGCTGAACTAGAGGCGTGCATTAGAGAGGGCCGCTCAGGTGTGACTGAAGTCAGCGCCGAAGAGTTCAAGACCGAATGGATTGACAAAAAAAAAGAGAATCCGTCGGGAGCATCAAAGCCGCTTTGGAGAGAGGAGATGGGCAAGGGAGCGTTAAAGTCACTGTCGCCAGTCCAGGCGCTGGGAAGCGAAAGAGTCGCTGCTGTGGTGGGGGTTAGTGGTCCTGATACGCCCGCGCCAGTCTCGCAACAGGTTCGGGTGAACGACCCGCCGCCTGCCACTGGTGAGAAAGCCGAGTTCAAACCGACGGTCGGCAAGCGTAAGTCGAAGCTGGCAAGTTTCACGAAGGATGGGTTGGCGGTTCCACCGGCAGGAGAATGATTATGTTTGCATACCAGGAACGAGTTATAGCCGAGAAGGAGCAACTGGACGACAGATGCCAGAAGCTTCGGAGTTTTACCGGCGGAGCGGTTTACCACTCGCTCGACGCTTCTGAGCGGGATCGGCTTGAGCGGCAACTTGAGGCAATGGGCACTTACTCAGACATCCTCGGCGAGCGCATCGCTGCATTTCCGAAGTGAAAACCTACTCCGAACTTCGCGCCGAGATCATTGCTCAGTGCTTCCCATCAGGCCAAGCGGAGAATCTTGTCGATGCCCACAACCAGATTTTTCAAGAGGGCGCCGCGGAGATCGCCAAGTGGGTCAAGTGCGAGCAGGACCGCAACGTCAACGTGGTCGAGTTCTGTAAGACGAACTACAAGTGCGGGATGACGGTTGTGCGGGCGCCGCGTGGGATTATCAAGAGGGTTTACACGCTGGCGAACAAGCAGTGGTGTGATCCTGTGTTCCTGCGCCAAACTCTTTGGCCCGTCCCCGAGGATTGGGCACGCAACCTTTTCGTCAGCCCAGCGGCATCCGGACTGCCCCAACGCTTGCCATTCGGTTTCGCCTACGCGGACGCCACCAACGACAGTCTATGCGGTCGCGCGCGGGCCGGTGTGTGGTGCGTTCACGACGGCAACATTTACATCGCGCCCTGGATTCAGAGCAACGAGGTCGTGGTCATCGAGTGGGAAGGCATCAAGGCCGAGTGGACTGACGACGACCCAGTAAACGACGCCCAGGACTACAAGAAGGCGTTGAAGATGTATTATCAGCATGGGCACGAGCGCGATTACGGAGACGCTGCGGATGCCAGGCGCTACAAGATGGGCGACCCTCCGGGGACTGGTGGCTTTGACCAGGCACTCGCGGACCTCATGTGGCAGTGCAACGAGGAAACCAAACTACGGCCGACTCACGAGAGCGGCATTGAGCGCAACCGATGGTTCAGCGAGATTGCTGACGACGTGCCGGCCACCATGCTCACAATTGCTCATATCGGCAATTATGGCAGCGGTGATACCAATGCCCAGCAAGTGGCAGCCTTGTTACGTGGGTTTCCGCCTTCAGCCATCATCACCAGCGGCAATAACAGCGGCAGTGGCGACTACGATCTCGATGTCGGCCAGTTCTATCACGACTTCCTGAAAGGATACGCTGGGGCCTTCGGCTCTGGCTCAGACACCAACTACTTTTGGCCGTCTCCTGGGTCCGTGGATTGGGCTGATGCGGCTCTGGTGCCTTACCAGGACTTCTTCACCCTGCCCGGGAACGAGCGCTACTACGACGTGGTAATTGGCAAGGTGCATTTCTTCTTCCTGAGTGATGATGATTTGGAGCCCGACGGCAACACGTCGTCCTCGGTTCAAGGCAACTGGCTACAGGCAAAGCTCGCATTGTCTGCCGCGGCGTGGAAAATAGTCGTGCTGAATCGCAGCCCGTTCGCTTCTCAAGGCGGCGTTGTCGGTCTGCAATGGCCATTCGCAACCTGGGGCGCGTCAATGGTGCTCAGCGGCGACCTTGGGCAGTATGAGCGCCTGACGGTCGATGCCATCCCCTACATTTTGAACGGCCTCGGAGGCCGAACCATTCTACCGGTGAGCGGCGGTGCTGACAGCCACAGCGAGTTTCGAAACGCCGACGGATTCGGTGCTGGCCGCATCATCGCGACGACCTGTTCACTGCGGTACGAGCTGGTCAATCTGGCTGGCGAGATCGTGGACAGCATCCAGATCAACAAAGCTGATTGCTCGGAAACCACGACGACCGACACTGTGGTTGGCCCTGCGGCTGCCGTGCTGCCGCTTTACAGCAGCGACCCGACGATTCGTCAGGTGCATAGCTGGGCTGGGGACCCGAATGGGCATGTTTACAGCGTTTCGCCTGCTATCACAATCGACACGACGAATGGGGTTATTTGGCAGAAAAACGACGGAATTTCGTCTTCGAATGGCTGGCACTGATGAATGAGCGCAAGCGTCACGACCCTTCTTAGTTCGGTAAACCCTTCGACGTTTGGACAACTCGTAAGCTTCACCGCAACCGTCACTGTCGGCGGCGTGCCGATAGATGGCGGCACATTCTCATCGGTTGTCACCTTTAAGGATGGCGTCACAACATTAGGAACCCGCGTGGTAAATGGTTCTGGTGTTGCCACCTTCAATACCTCATCCCTTACCGCAGGGACTCACAACATCACAGCGGAATATCAGGGCTACGACGACACAGGTGATGGCGGCAGCACGGTTTACGATCCAAGCACGTCGAACACCGTCGCGCAGGTCGTTGATAAGCCGGGCACAAACCTTAATCTTGCCCCCGATGCGGCATATTACGTTTGGGATGTTCCTCCAACGGCGCACGGATCAATTACGTTCACGGCTACAGTTTCTCCGCTAACAGGCGGCGGCACACCTTCAGGAACGGTGGACTTTTCGATTGACGGAGTTTTTTATTTCACCGGCACACTTTCCTCCGGACAGGCGACTTTCACTTGGGACTCGGCAGAATCATATTTCGCAATACTCGAAGTTGGAACGCATACCGTCCAAGCGGATTACGCTGGGGACTCTAATTTTGGACCGTCCACCGCGACTCTGGACTTTCCTATCATCACGAATAGTTTTGTGGAGCTCATCGCCACGCCGATTACGCTCGGGCCGATATATCCGGGAACGGACATTGAGAGTTGGGGAATTTACAATCCGTCAGTGTTTGGCCAGCAGGTCAGAATTTTGGTTTGGGCGAGACACCTTGTTGGTGGTCCAGTGGTGGATGCGACTGGCACCGTCGAGTTTCGCGAAGGCGCGACCGTGCTTGGAACCGTGACTCTAAATGCTCCGACTGGAACGATGCCTTATGCTTGGGCTGAGTTCGACATTTCTACATTGTCGGTTGGCGACCATTTGATTCACGCGTACTACTCTGGAAACTATCCAGCCACAGGCTTGCTGCATGCCTCAGACCGTGAGGGCTATACCGTTGGGGACGATTCACACGGCTACCAAGTTGGAGGCTTTCCGCAAACCGTGACCGGAGCTGATACCAACCCCGACTGCCCGCCAACCGAAATCGTCCCATGCCCGACGCCGATTGAATTTCCAAACGCTGGCGAGCCTGACCGATTGGCGCTACCGACGTTGGGCGGCGATGACTTGCCAGTGTTCGCCACTGCGCCAGAGGTCTGCGATCCCTGCGATGCTGCGGGACCCGCACTCGCCCTGGTGTTGACGCCCAATGGCCGCGTTCTTGCCGTGGACGACTCATTGCAGATGACCACCACCGTAAAGCAGGGGCAGAATAACTTTCAGCCAGCCAACGGTTTGGAATATTGCAGCAGCGATTCGGACATTGTGACCGTGACCGCGCATGGGGGGTTGGTAACCGCGATTGGAGTTGGGACGGCGACGATCAGCGTGACCTGGCACGGGCTTTATGCGCGCGCCGAGATAACTGTTGCCGCTTGACCGCGAGCGGCGTAATGTGCCGCCATGAACGGCGACGGTAATGGGATCAACTATGTGCCCTCTTTGCGGCATCCAGACCCCGCCCATGAGTGTGCTCGTCATTCGGGCGGAGAGTCGCAAAGTCCTCCAACTGGATGGACCGGCGCGGCTGGCGGCGGGTCTGATGAAGGCGATGTCGATCCCGACGCGATTCTTACCGAAGACGGTGAGGAAATTCTGACCGAGGATGGAGAACCCATTTTAATCGAATAATTTTATGCCGAAGATGCGACTATTGCCGCGCGCGACGACCTTTGCGCTCACCGATCTCATCACCAAAGTAACCAATCCAGACGGAGCGCCAGCAGTCGATAACATGACGATTGACGAACTCAAATCCCTGCTCAACGGTGGCGTCAAAGTTTACCGAGCTTTGCTCTCTCAATCAGGGACAGATGCTCCGGTGGCAACGGTGTTGGAGAATTCTCTGGGTGGAACATTAGTCTGGACCAGAGCGTCCGCAGGGACTTATGACGGAACGCTCGCTGGAGTATTTGCTAGCCGAAAAGTATTCATGGTTTTGGCTTCGACTAGAATGAGCTTCAACGGCGGAAATCAGACTGTAAATTTAGAAAACGATGATGTTGTGGAGATTTTTACATCCGATGAAAACGGAGATGCCGCCGATGGTCATCTTAATGCAGTGATTGGTGATGGTATCGAAATCCTCGTCTATCCCTAAACAATGACCAAATCCCCAAGGCTGGCGATGAGATGATGTGGTAAAATCAGTTGCGCGATTTGGCGCAAGGGCGTATAAGCGGACATGGCTGCACCTGTTGTAAATTCCGTTTGGAAATCGATGATTAGCGATCCGTCGGCAACGATGTGTTCGAACTTCGTTAAGACTTTACTCCAACTCCCCGTGCGAATTTTTCAGTGGATGTCTTGGTTCACTACTGAGACGGGAAAAATTTCCCCAGCCGCAAAGCGCGAGATCTTCGCGACCGGAATGATTATGAGCAGCTTCGTGCTGCTCGGAGACGACGACAACTGGCTGCTGTGCGATGGGCGGCAAGTGGTCAAAGCAACTTACCCGCTATTGTATGCCGCGATCGGCGACAGCTTCGGAACATCGAGCGACCCGTTGGAATTCGTGCTTCCGGACTGCCGCACTCGGTCCCTGGCCGGGGTGGGCACTTACGACAGTGGTGACTCAATCGGAATTGGCGAAGAGAAGGGGGAAGAATTGCATGTGCTTCTGCCGGCGGAGGAATCGGTCACTCCGGACCACGTGCATATCGTTGGCCGGTTCGATCTGTCTGGCGGTAACACTGCGGCATGGTTGCTGACCGGAAGCCCGGGAGCGGTCCCCCCAACCGGAACCTGCGAACGCACGGGCGCGGGAGATTCTCCAGCGGTCAGCACGCTTGACAGTTTGCTCGGTCACACCTTGGGCAATTACGCTCGCACGGCGACCATGAACCAGCCTTCCCCGGTGCCGCCTGTTTCTGGGCACAATAACCTTCCGCCACTGATAGGCGCATACCACTATATTAAAACATAGTATGAGCGTCCGCGGCATCCCACTGGCCCCACTGACTGGTCCGCTGGATGTTAAGTCCAGCCCTGACGCAATTCCACCCAATGGGCTACGGATGCGGCAGAACCTGCAATGCGTCGGCCAGGGCAAGCTTCGCCGAGGGGTCGGCTGGGACAAGTTCCTGAACCGCACCAGCGACTACAACAACGAAGATTTCCACGACCAACTGCTGGCGTTCGATAGCAACTCGATCCGCCAACCATTGACGCTGCTCTTCGAAGCTGAATCGACACAAAAGGTCCGGTCATTATGGGCGGCCAAACAAGGGGCAGTGTTCAAGCTGAACGGGTATAGCGGCAATTGGAAGATGATTGGCAGCGGCTACGGTGGCGACCTGGTGACCAGTGCTGCGGCGCCACGGTTCAAGGCTGCTCAGCTCGGCGATTACTTGATTTTCACCAATGACTACGACAAGCCGATGTATCACATCCTCGAGCAGCCCCCGAGTCTCGATGTCATGGTGACGGAGAACTTCGTTGAGCCGGCTGGTGGCGGGACCGTGGCAGTGAACTTCAATTATCCCGAGGCTATTCCAATCACCACGGCATTTACGATCAATGGGATTACCTACGACACGTTTGGCCCAGGAGTAAACCCGGTGACATTGAATCGGTTTTCGGTTGGAGCGGGCGGCGCGACGGTCCCGGCGGGCACGTTTGTCTATGACGGTGGTGGCCATATCATGCCCAAGGTCATCCCCGGGCTGCAGACTTTCCCCGACCTGGACCTTATTAACCTGACGCGCGCTGCGGTGGTCTGGGTGTGGAAAAACTGTTTGTTCTTTGCCGATGTCACGATGGACAACCAGCGTTACGGGTATCGGCTATTGTGGAGCGACTACTTAAACCCGCTGGGATTTGACCCGGCGCAGGCCGACAGCATCACTGGTTCGTTCGACCTTCAGACCCACGAGCGGATACTAGGCGGCGCACCGTCGGTGAACGGTTTCCTGATCTACACGACCCACGGCATCTGGGAGATGACGGCGGTCGGCGGTGAAGAAAGCTTTGCCTTCCGGCGCTGTTACAACGGCGAAGACAATAAGGGCAAAGGCCTGCTGAAGTATCCGAACACGCTCAGCAACACGATTTCGCACGGGCACATTTACATGGCCGAAGATGGCATCTATTCCTTCAGCCAGTTCATGTCGGCACCTGAGCGGGTGGAATGGATGGATCGCGCCGGCAAATGGCTGTACGGGCCGGATGACAGCGGATACGTCATCGACTCGACCAACTGCCAGGTTCATATCGCAGGACAGTTAGGGGATGAAATTCTGATTTTCAGCGCAGACGAAGGCGTGGCCAATAACTGCCCGAATCGCGGAATAAGGCTAAATCTGAAGTATGAAGTGGCGGATGTCATCGACCACGGGTTTACGGCGCTGTGCAACCATCGCCCGGCCGCCGTGCCGACCATTCGCGATTTCATCCTGGAGAACCAGATTTGCGATCTGGCAGGCCTTCGAGCATTGGGCTACGATTACGTGTCAGAAGGTCTCCCCCGCGTGTTTCCGCCGACCACAGCGGCATTTGTGCCTGACCGGTTTTATTCGGACGTCGATCAGTCATTGGACCCGGCGATAACAGTGGAGGACTGGAACCAGGCGAACCCGAGTGAACATTCGCTTTGCGCCCTGCTGGGAGATCGCAAGCTGGATGACCAATGCCCGAAGTGCGAAGGCCCCAGCTTGTTAGTCATGGCTGATTCAGTGGACTGGTGTTTGAAGCAAATGGCTGGCGCGACGGTGTTTTACCGCGAGAACTGCGCTAACCCGACGGCGACCGGTGATGTCGGCACCGATGGCTATACATCCTCGGTGGGCAGTTACATCCTGGCCGGGTATGATTCGATTTTGAGATTGGCGCAGGTCTTCGTGGACGGCGCCTGGGTGGAAGCGAACCAATTCCAGTTGGATTACGTCGCGGAAGTTCAGGCGACCCCTACTAACATCGGGCTGCGCATCGGCATTTCAGGCCAGCCTGCGGATGCCAATTTCGACACGGCGCGAATAGTCTGGTTTCAGCACAGCCTGCAGCCTTTGCGGATTCTGACCGCACGCACGCCAGCGCAGCATCTTACGGCGAACACCATCCCGGCGGAGAACCTGACCTGGAGATTCTTCCGCAAAGGACCGATTCTACATTTCGAATTGAAGATTGCCGGAACGGGCGGCAACGCCTTGCTTTCGAAGGTCATCGGTTCGGTGGGAAGAATTGAAATCGGCAACAAATGGGGATGACTATGAATCAAGGGTGGATAGGCGTGGATCTCGATGGCACTCTCGCCTTCTACGGCGGGTGGAAGGGCGTAACGGACATAGGAGAACCCATTCCCGCAATGCTCGATCGTGTAAAGGGGTGGTTGTCGGAAGGTAAGACCGTAAAAATCTTCACAGCCCGCGTTCATGGTCATGGAGCGCCGCTGGTCGGTGGAGGCGTTGAGGATGCGATAACTCCTATTCAGAACTGGTGCGCAAAGCACGTTGGTCAGGTATTGGAGATTACAAACGTCAAGGATTTTGGGATGGTCGAACTCTGGGACGACCGCTGTGTTCAAGTAATTCCAAACACCGGAAGGCCCGTCTGCAATGGCTAACCCGCTCGCCAAATTCTCGTCTCCGCTCGCCACCAACGCCCTGCGCGTGCCGGCTATGCCGAAGCTGTCGGTTGCCAACGGAAAGGTTTTAACTTCCGACGATGTCGCGAAGTTCAACACCGAAATGGAAGTTTGGCGACAAAACTTCGAGCGCCAACTCGTCGAGCGAGTGCCGGGACAGGCGGCAGTCAGTAAGCCTTAATTTTATATGGCAAAATATCGCAAGAAACCCGTCGTCATCGAAGCCGTCCAATGGCTCAACAAAAAGATAGTCTGCCCTCCTGGGCCAATGTGGTTTGCTGAAGCGGAAGAACGCGATGTGATTCAACTTAGTGGTGACACTCTTTCCATTAAAACGATGGAAGGAACCATGACTGCCAACGTCGGCGACTGGATAATCAGGGGGGTGAAAGGCGAGCTGTATCCTTGCAAGCCTGACATCTTCGCGGCAACCTACGAACCTGCCGAATGACGTTTCGCCGCGCACAACTCGGCGACGTTGAGCGAGTGGCGCAGATGCTTGGCCGATTCTACGCCAAAATTGGGATTGCGGCTTACCAGGTTCCGTTCGATTACCCATCGGCGGTCGAGACGGTAAAGGATACAGTATTGCGGGGTATCTGCCTGGTCGGTCCGCGTTCCTGCGCTGGCGCTTTTGCACACCAGTTTCCATTTAACAAGTCGGTAAAGTTTGCGTATGTTCAATTTTGGTGTTTTGAACGAGCACGGGAGATAATGATTTTCGAGGCGTTGATGGATGAATGCGAGCGTGGCGGGGCCGTGCGCGTTATTGCCGCTAGTCATCCGCCCAACCACAGGATCGGCAAGTATTACCGTAAATTAGCTGGCCGGGAATTTGAAGGCAGTTGGTGCTTTGACGTTTAATTTATTGCCAAGCAGTCATTATCGGGCTAAATGAGCACATGATTCAGAGCGTCAAAGGCTAATCTATGACTGGAAGTCTTTTCGGAATCGGCGGCAGCGCGTTTAACGATTTTTCGGGAGACCCGAAGTTTCGCACATTGAGGAATACCAAGAGCCCTGGCATTGCCTCCCGCGAGAATGCGCTGCTGGGGGATTTTGACTCGAACCGCACGGCAGGACAGGCGGCTCTGGGAGATTATATCTCCAAATACCTGGCAGGCAGCGCCGATGCCGGAAAGCGCACCGAAGAGGAGATGGCCCCGCTCAATCGACTATATGACGGTGGTTTTGAAACTGACCAAGCGGGGCTTCGAGCGCGGAGATTGAGCGCTGCAACGGACATGAACAAATGGCGGTCGGGATTTGCGCAAGCTACCGCCAACCGCTCAATGGTCGGATCAGATGGGAGCGGGGGCACCTACCGAGACCGATTGCTCGCCGGGGTGGTGCTGCCATATCAACTACAAGCCCAGGTGCAGGATGCAGATCAGGCAAGCCAGGATTATTATCGCCGGTTGGGCCTGCAAACCGGCATGGCTGGTACTCGTCAGGGAATGGCTGACACTCTAGCGCAGCGCAGCCTCGTCCCTGCCACCGCACGCCAACAAATGTTCGGAGCGAACGCTGGAAATCTCGGAAGCCTCACCGCCATAGATGAGGCCAACAACATTTACGGGGTACAGCAGAAAACCACAGGGATGCAGCGCTGGGGCAAATTCCTGAACGATTTGCAGAGCTATCAGGATAAGGACGAAGCCAAAATGGCTTCCACTATGAGCAGCGCAGCGCAATCCTACTGATGTTTCCCCGTCTTCCAGCACCGAGCATAGCTCCACAATGCAGTGGTTGGCTGTTTTTGGCAATTGGCCGACTCCGCATTGAACTTTGGACATGTCCATTCGGTCACTCCATCCCAGCGCACCGGCACCCCAATATCATCAGCCGTTTCGTATTCCTAAACCGAAACCTATCCGTTGCGCGCGATGGCTCCAATAAACACCGCCCCTTGCCGTGGGTGCGGTTCTATACGGTTACCGCTGCGCAAGCGCATGGCGCTCATGCCGACCGCGGGGACGGCTGGTTCCTTAATTTCGAATGGTGGACGGGCGATGGCAAGCCAGCCAGCGCGACAGACGATATTGAGCAATGAATGTTCATGTTCTAGTTACCCTGCGCAACCTGGAGTTAGTCCGCGCTAGCACGATGGTTTTTGACACAATCCGCATCGGTTTTCCATCAGCGGAGATTGTTCCATGGGACAACATTCAAAAGTTCGCCGTGGGAGACTCGAAACTTCTAGCGGGGGCGGAACTTAATCCACTGCCAAAAGGCGTGACGATCCACCATGAATGGATTGAGCATCTGCTGCACATTGAGCACGCTCCATTTTGGATATGCGATACAGATGTAGTATTCTGGGATAAGGTGGAGCACTGCAAATTTGACGCCGTGCCTATGGCAGGACGCTACATTCCTCAGTTTCGAGATAGCTTCACCAAATGCATTACGCGACCCCGCCTGCACACTTCGCTACTATGGCTGAACCCGCAGCGGATTAAAGAGGAAACAGCCAAATATTTCAGCCAGTTTCCCGAAACACAATTCAATCCCAGGCCGAACCTATTTTATCCAATGTTTCATCCAGTTGGCCCACCGGAACTATTCGGCAAGGCCATGCCGCAAACCAATTATTTCTACGACACATGTTCGCTGCTGTACCACGCGATTGGAGGAGAACCTTTCACGACTGACATCCTGGATGCTTACGACCATCTGAATTTCGGGACCATCTCCGACCTAGTGTGTCCGCATTATCCCGAAACCCACTGGCGCGAGAATCATTTCGCGGTGTTTGAAAATCCACAACTACTCAAAGGCGCATGGAAGGTGCAGGAGCAATTTTATCGGGCCAACGCGGCATGAAAGAGCCAAGCGCGATTCAGGAACTGAACGGAATAATTGCCAATGGCGTGGCTGGCGCGGAAGATTTCTTGCGGCTCTGGGGGTGCTACCTTCGGGCAGTGGATGATGTTTGTGATGAGCAGAAATGGGAACCTGAAAATATTTTGCGTGTGTTAATGATGGCGTGCCAATTCTATTCGCACCCGTTTTACGTGCGGCACGTAGCCAAGTTACAAATGCCGGTTTTGATCGCAACGAACTTGTGGACCGATAGCGTTCGTTGGGAAAAGGAGCCAGAACCCTGGAAGCGGCAATGGGCCGATGTGCTGCGGCACTCTGGAAACGAGGTGATATTGGCAGTGGCTATGATTTGTGGCGGATGGGAGGGCATGCGCCGGATTAGCGCTCCGTTGATGGCAATGTGTTACGTTTACCACGCTGATAAACATGGCGTGCCAGGAACCCCGGAAAGGAAACTCGTTTCGTGACCTTGCCTGAACTTCACGAACGAGCCGCGGCAGGAAATCCAGAAGCACGCGACTGGCTGGGATTGTGGGGTGACTATTGCCACGAGATTGATGATCTTATCGACAATCGAGTCCAATCGACTGAGATTTGGATCAAGCTTCTGATTCATGCCAATGTTTTATACTCAGCAAACTTCTATAATCGACACGCCCGAGAATTAGAACTGGTGGTTGCCACGATCACCAGTGCCTACGCCGATAGCGTTAAGTGGGAGGGAGAGAAGTGTGATTGGAAGCGGCAATGGTCAGATACCCTGCGCTTCGCTGGTTCGGAGATGGTGCTGGCGGTGGCGTCGATTTGCGGCGGGTTTGAGCTTGTGCGCGAACTCAGCCCTCTTTTGCGCGAGATCAACTGGACGGTGCAACACGAATCCACACTTGCAAACATCATGAAGAAGGATTAAAAGCAACCATGGCCTATGGCGACACATTCAGCGCTGCGCAAACAGCAGCAGACCGAGAAGCCGCCCTTCGACAGCAGCGTGAACTTCAATACGCGCAAATGGACCAACAGGCTCTTGAGTCGATGGGGCGCGGAATGGGAGTAGCTAGCGGGCGAGCACTTCAAGTTTTGGGAATCATGCAAGGCGCCGGCAATTCTCCGGCGATTGAGCGCTCGGCATTGATGGACGCAAAAGCCGGGCGCTACGCTTCCAGTGCATATCCGGGATTGCACCCGCAAATTGATCGCAGTCTAAATGCCATAAACTCCGATGCAGTCGCGAATCTTGAGCGCGATTTCCACGTTTCTACCGCGCACGCCAATGTGTTGAACCGAAGAAATGAACTAACGTCAAATATTGCGGAGATTGATAAATTTATAAAAGAAAATGGTGGAATTGGTCACGCGCTTAGCAAGCTTATAAACGGTGCCGAGAACGACCCGTTATCCATCGCGGTCGAGAGCAAAAAACAGTACAAAACTGAACTAGACGCTCTACCCTCTCCTCACCCGGAAGATCAGACTTACAAAGAGATTCACGCAACAGTTTATCAGGACCCGAAAACTGGGGTTTGGATGAGCGCCTTAAACCCTCCGCCCACCATGCATCCGGATAAACGGCAAATGCAAATCTCACATCGAAACGTATCACAATCCCAAAACTTAAATCCGTCGGGCAACTCCGGCACAAGCAGTGCCCCAACTCCCGATGTGATTGCGCCCAATGGCTGGACTCCGACGACGGGCGGCGTGTGGGAACGTCCTGCACGCGGAGATGAGGCCATGTCCCAGGCTGACAGAGTCACGTATCAAATGACGCACCCGGCGGATCGGCGAGGAATGCAATCGGGCACCAATATCGCTGATACAGTGTCTAGGATGATGCAGCCTCCAATTGACGTGCAGGCAAATGTTCAGCCTGCCGATTATGAGGCTGCGGCCTATGGGCCGACGAGCGCTGGTCTGGTTCGACTTCCTCGCGCCCAGGTTGCCAAGATGTACGGCGAATCTCGCTTTGGCCGATTGCCTGACGTTGCATCACGCGGTCTCGTTCAGGATCCCGCGATGGCTCCGATGATCGACAACACTCAGCAAGCCTCAATGCCGACAACGACGGTCACCGCTCAGGCACCCAACATCATGTCCGTCCAGTCTCCGAAAGCCGCTGGCACAAATGCCACCGTTCGAATGCTCTCGGCTGATGGCCGGGTGTACGACGTGTTGGGCGTCAATGTGCCGATTGCTTTGCGGAGAGGGGCGAAGATTATTCAGTAAGGACGGGTTAAGATCCCCTGTACTTCCCTGATCCCCGCCTTGTACTGATGAAAGCCTTGAGGGAGAGAGCGAGCAAAAGGCAGAGCGCCCCCTAAGGGACGCGCTACTGCCTCTGCTCTTACGAAAGCCCGTCGGTCGCTTCGCTTCGCTTTTGGCTCCGCTCGAAAATTTGACCTTGAGCGGTGGGGCTAGACTATTCAGCCTTGGGTATAAGGCTGCTGAATCACGCTCTGGCCCATTCGCGCCCACGTGTGCGGTAGTAATCAGTTCCCGAGTACCGCAATCCATTGCCGACCCTCGCGTCCATTTCTCACCGCTGAACGGCAACGGTTCGGGCGAAAAAGAAAATGACCGAGGACGGGGTTTAATCCGCCTCGGTTAGATCCGATGGGTCCGGCCCCCACACAAACGCATGGTAGGGCATTGTTCAGACGACCTTGGACCGGATGGCCAGTGGAGTCTAAATTGAGCTTTGGTTTGCATTTGTATTGGCGTCAGTCGCCTGAACATTTCGACTTTTCCACGTCTCGCGCCTACTGTCAAAGAATTTCTTTCTTTGGAACATTCGTCATTGGGTGCTATAAGCGGGAATGGCAGTAATGGACGAAACGGACCTGAGCGACATTGGCACTGAGGTTTTGCCTGCTCCCAGGCGCGAGATGCAGCCCACGGATTTGAGCGATATTGGGACGCCGGTGCCAACAGCCAAAGCGCCAGACCCGTTCGACCTTAGCGACATCGGCACCCCGGTTGAGACGCCAGCGCCAGTCAAAGCAAGGGTTTCATCGCGGCCATCCCCAACCCCGACAGCCTTCATCCCGCCCGTTAGCAGCAGTTGGGAGTCGAACCCGCCGCCACCAGAGCCACCGGATAAATCGGACATACGCGGGACGGAAGCCCCGAATGCGCGGCCATTGAGTTTCACGGAGACGCGGCGGCTGGCTGGTAAAGCGGTCATGGGTGGACTCGGCGACATCGCCAATGTCATGCGGCCAAGCACCGCGACGGCACCGAATCTGACGAAGGCGAATATCGCGGCACCGTTAGAAGAACCGCTGCCAGTCGAGCAGGCCGTACAAGCCTCAGCCCAGGAGCAAAAAGACCGTGGCGAATTTCCAGTTGCAACGGCGATGGGCGCCACAGCCCTCAGTTTGGCCAAGGCCGCGCCAAACTTCGCGTTGCTCGCCGTGGCTCCCGAGGGGTTGATCGCGCAGTCAATTGCCGCTGGCGGATTGTTCGGCATAGACGACGAGGGGAATTTCCATCCAAAGGAGGCGCTGATCGCGTCCCTGCTGCCAGGCGTTGGGCTGGTCGGAAAGACGGCGGTCGCCGCGGCGATTGGCAAGACGCTGGCGAAAGGCGGGGCCGCACCGATCAATGCGACGGCGCAGAAGGTGCTGGAAACAATCGGCGAACAGGTAGCGCTCGATGGCTACATGACAGCAACCCAGACTCCGGAACTGCTGGCGCAGATGAAGTCCGACCCGCAGGGCGCGGCTTTGCACTTGGCTGAGATCATCGGCACAAACTTGGGTTTCTCCCTGCTTGGCATCGGCAGATTCAGCAAGAAAGTGCCGAGCAAGACTCGCGCGTGGGTCGAACGCAATGCCGACACGCTAGCAACTCGCAAGGTGATCGAGAGTTATTCGCCCGAAGAACTACGAGACATTTACACGCGAGTCCAACGCGGTGATGAATCGGCCACACAGTCAGAGAAGGATCTTGTCCAGATGATCAACGACCAACTTGGCCGACAGGTTGGCGGCGGTCCTGGCAATATCAAAGAGGCCCGCACAAAAGGCGTCAACATTGTCGAGCAAGGCTGGCCTGAGAAACTTGCGCAGATGCTGGGCATCAAAGGCGGCCGTAAACGCACGGTCGAAGTGACGCCAGAAGGTCAGGCCACGGCAGTAGCCCAACCGTCAGCAGTGCCGACAGTTCAACCCGAGGCCACGCGCCTCTTAAATCAAGGACCAAATGCCAATCAAGAGCAAGCACCAGTGGAAGTGGGCGGCGGTCAACCGCCCGGACCTGCTGCACAAGTGGCAGAAGGAAGCCCCAGTGTCGTACCGCAGCCTGCCAGAGAAAGTGGGCAAGGTGGTCAAGGGACGCCGCCTGTCGTCGCGCCCGAAGCCACGCCAGAAATCTCGCCAGTCACCCAAGCGCCGACCCAGCCGACGGTAGTTCCCGCACCACCAAAGCCTCTGTCAAATCGGCAGAAAGCTCTGGCTTCAATGTCGGACAATCCGGTGTTTAGAGCCGACATTAAGCGGACAATTGAATCCGACCCATACGTGCTTTCGACCGAAGTGGGCGACGAGGGTCAATACACACACGCAATGAAGTTTTCCTCCGGCGGAAAGAACTACATAGCGAGACTGCGCCCAGAAAAACATAACGCCGGTGGCAGGGCGATGTTTAATCACCCCGCCCAATTGGATGTGTTCCTCGATGACGGTAAGATCGTTCAACAAAGGCTTGCGAGAATCAATTACTCGGACGTAATTCCAAAAGCACAAATAACAGAGATTTCAGGCGCGGCCAGCATCCCGCCACTGCCACCAAACCACACCGCAGTCACCATCCAACGGCCCGACGGTTCGACCTACCAAGCCGCATTCGGTGGCTACTGGGAGCAGGTGCCCGGTGTGCCGCCGATGATTAGCCGTGTGAAAGATGGAGCATGGTCAACAGCGAGCCTTTATCCTGGCGAAACGATTGTCAGCCAAGTGCCGCCTCCACCCGCGCAGAAGCCGATGCCACCAGCAGCAGCCGACCTTTCGGACATTGGAAAGGAGGTTGTGAGTGCGCCTGTCACGCCCAACGTCGAACCGTCCAAAGAGCCATGGCAGATGACGAAATCAGATTACCAAGCACGTTTTCCGCGAACGGACGCAGGCCCGCAAGTTGAGACTGAATCAGAACTTCGAGAAACCCTGCGATCTGAGTCAGAAGCCCTTATTAAATCGGGAGACCTTGAGGCCAAGAAGGTAAAGGGCGGATCGAACCTAAAAGCCAAAACGCAGAAAGGCCGCGACTGGATAAAGGCCGCGAACGCCAGAGCTTTTGATCGTGTGAATCGAGCCGGGATGCGGGCTGGCATTGTGAAAAACGAAGAACTCACAATGGCGGGCGAAGCGCAGAGCCACAAGCTCGCCGTTCAACAAGCCCTAAGCGAAGGTAAGGACGTGCCCGCAGAAGTTCTCGCGGACTACCCCGACCTGAAACCAAAGATTGAACCAACCAAGCCAGAGCCGGAAGCGCCGACACCAGCCGCCGAAGAACCACCGACAGAAGGCGAGAAAGCCGCGCTGGGCGACATTCTCAAGCAGGCGATGGCCAGTCGCACAGGCAAAGCAACCGGCGCACAGTGGAAAGCTGAACTGCGCAATCGTCCTGGTGTGCTCAAAGACGAATGGGCATTGATGCGCGTCGATGGTTTGGAGGACGGTAAGACCTACACCAAGACCGACGTGCTGGATTATCTCAAGGCGAATGAGATTCAAGTGAAGGATGTGACGTTGGGACAGAAAAAGTTTGCCGCGCAACTGCGTCGATTCGGTTCACTCACTCCGGACGAGCAGTCGCAGATACCCGGACACGACTGGCACAAGCCAGAGGACTGGGTTGGTTTCGTTGATGGGAATTACGTCGGATCAGCTCCGGGGCATTACGATGAAACCGAAGCTTTACAGAACATAGACGCTGATCGCGCCGAGGTCGAGATGGGGCCAGTGACAACCGACACCCACTTCTCCCAATACACACTCCCTGGCGCAAAGGAGGGCAGCTATCGCGAAGTACTGTTGACCGTGCCGGAAGTAAAAACACCGCAAGCCCTTCCGAAAGGATTCACGCTTGAAAAGGTCGAGACGGCAGACGGCAGGGGATTATGGATCGTCAGGGGTCAAAGCGGTCTAAATAGAGGCAGCGGAGCGACGGAGCAGGATGCAATTCAATCCATCACGGGAAAGCCCGGCTGGCGCGACGGCCACTCGCAGTACGCCGCCATTCCAAATCCCATCGTTCGCCTCCGCTATAACGAACGTGCCGCGGCAGACGGCAAGCGAATGCTTTTTCTTGAGGAGGTCCAACCCCCTCAAAAAGGCGAGTTCGAGAAGATGCCCGCCCTGTTTCAAAAGCACTGGCGCGAGATTGCGATGCGTTGGGCTTTACGTCATGCGGCAGAGAATGGGTTTGAAGCAGTTGGTTGGACGACGGGGACTCAACAAGCGGAACGATATGATCTCAGCAAGCATGTGTCGGCTATCCGCGTCGAGAATATTTCAGGCGACGGAAAGAAAGTGGACGTTTCCGTCAGGCGCGTGGGTCACGAAACCGAGGGCAACTGGTATGAGATTGCCTCTGGAATTTCCGCAGACAAACTGTCCGATTACATCGGCAAAGAACTTGGCGAGAAGGCCGCTGCCGCTGCCAGAGACGGCAGAGAGCAACAGGACTTCACCGGTCTGGATCTTAGAGTCGGTGGCGCTGGCCTCAAAAAACTCTACGACCAAGACCTACCCAACGTCGTCAACAATCTGGCTCCGGTGAAGAAGGCGGGGGTGAAGGTTGGAACGCAGGGCATTTCGGTTGGCGAGCGCGAAGGAGAAGGGATGACCGACCTCAAAGTTGAGCCGGGTTCGTTCCAAGGATTTTGGGTTGTTTACGGAAGAACCCCCGACGGGGTGCGAGAGCAACTGTCCTCGCAGTTTTCGAGCAGGGCTGATGCTGAAAAAGCCATGCAGCAAATCGGAGTGCCGATAACGACTCCGGTTCACGCTATCGCCATCACGCCTGCGATGCGCGAACCTGGCGCAATGGCCAGCACTCCGACGGAAGAGTTGACTTCGCCGTTGCGCGAGCGTCAGCCCGTCGAAGCCCGCACCGTCGAAGAGTTGCGCACGGCGATCAACGCCAAGGACGCGGGGTTATCTCCGCAAGTTGTCAGGCTGGCGAATGCGCTGCTGGATTTGCCCGTTGCGAAAGATTTCGAAGGTGTTCGAGTTGTCATCACTGACGCAGTGGAGAACGGATACGCTGGAAGTACACTTCAAAATCTGATTCAGTTCGGTCGAACCGCCGACCCGAAGACTCTGCCACATGAATTTGCGCACTGGCTTTACCAGAACGTCCTTCCAGAAGACATTCGGGCAGAGATAAACAGGCTCAAGTTGGCGAGCATTGAGGTCTTACTGAAAGAGAATGAGGGCAACGCCGAACTGACCGCTGCGCTAACTGACCTGCGCGACAATCCGACGGTGGACACCAAGGACTTCTTGTCCCGCAACTATCCGAAGCGTTACGAGAAGCTGCTATATCACCATTCGAACGACGAAGAATATTTCGCGCACTCGTTCAGCGACAGGTTTGAGCAAAAGGCTGGCTCTGTCGTCGAGGGCTTCTGGGCCAGGGTCAAAGCGATTTGGCAGCAATTCCTGTCGGCACTTCGCAAAGCCCTGCGAATGCGGCCGCGGCAGAACGATGTGCTCGATGCGGTGATGGCTGGGCGATTTGATACCACACCGGAGAGCGGCAATCAGTTTGAGCACGAGCGATTGATGGCGTCTCTCGGCCCGAGCGAAGAAGAGCCGCCAAGCCCATACACGGAGACGAAGGTCATGGGCACGGACTTCGGCGTGCTCAGCCGACAGACCGCTGCGCAGATCGCCACAATGAAGGATTTCAGCAAGACCGTGCTGGACTCGCTTAAGATCCCGTTCACCGATACTGCCGTCATGGACCCCGAGACGGGCAAGATGGAGAAGGAAGTCTATCGGTTTGACGCCAGTGGCGAGGATCAACGGGAGCAATTCGAGAAGCTGCTGGAACGGATGAAGGCTGAGATTCGAGCGCAGAATGAACCCGGGAAGGCTAATGGGTTGCTGATGCACCTGCTCAATTCCGTGCGCCTAAACTACAGCAACGTGCCGGGCTCAGCGATGGCAACACTACCGACCGGACTGCGCGATGATTTATTTGCCGTGGCTCAGGGCGAGATTAGCAGCGTGGGCGCCGCGCTGTCGGCCCTCTCCCGCCTCAAGCCCGGGCTGGACGTGATTGGCCGCAACGTGGACGTGTATCTGCACAAAGAGTTTTCGCAGGCATTCAATGGCGACGGCATCCGCAAAGTGATTGAGCGGGCGCTGACCCATTTCCGCGATCTGTTCACGCCCAAAGAGATCGAGGACGCGCTTAATGGCCATCCCGACGCGAGGACATTCATCAATACACTGATTCGGCTGAGTGCTCAGGACCAAGGCGGCAGGTTGTACCGACGCTTGCAGCGAGCATTGGCACCCAAGCAACCATTGACCCCAGAACAACTCGCGCTCAAGAGCAAAGAGAATGAGGCTTACGACAAGGTACTCGAGCGGCTGAAAGCCAAATACGGCATTGAGCCAAAGCCGCGTCCAGGCAAGACCAAGTTGACGGCGATGGAAGAACTCCATTTGATGCTCGATCCGAAGACCGCTGATGCGATTGGGCAATCCCTCGAATGGGCGTTGGAAGAAGCGCAGTGGAATGCGGGCCGTGTCATCCTGAAGAAGTACGCGACCAGCGAGAAAGACCCGGAGCGCAAGGCCGCCCTTGAGGACATGCTGACGGAAATCGACCTGGCAGGACCAGGCAATGAGCGTGTGATGCCGCCACAGCAGTTCATCGACGAAGGTATGAAGCTGCCGAAGTACGCGCACTGGGAGAAGATTGGCGAAGACCTTGGCTACAACCCGACAACCATGCGGCTCGTGCGGCAGGTGCTTAGTGAACATTTCAAAGGCACGAAGTTCGAGGACCCCAAGGTCAAGCCCGCTGACACCCGCATTGACTTGGTGAAGCTGGCGAAGTCCGAGGATGAAGAGAAAGCCCGCGTGATGGGTGCTTTCATGGATAATATCGAGGCTGTGGTGGATATGTCCGCTGCATCTCCGGAGACCAAGCTTCGGGTTTACAACGCCATCGAGCAGCAGATGCTCGCCCAATTGAAGAAAGCCCAGCAGCGAGTCGTGGATAATTTCTTCGACCCGAAGGCGAACGTGCCTAAGACGGCATCCGAGCGTCTGCGCGGGCTGATTAACGCCGGGGTGTCGCGAGACCCACGCTTCCAGACCGACCGAACGCGCCGTCTGATTCGCAGCGTCGATTCGAAATACGTGTCGGCTAAGGAATTGGAAAGCCTGGCAACCTCGACAAGGGCTGAAAAGCAGCAATGGATTGAGCGCAAGAGTGAGGAAATCGCTACGGCCGAGAAGTTCAACGCCTTAGATGAGCCAACCCGCACGTATCTGGAAGCCGTGACCTGGACCTACCTGGCCGAACGGCTGCAGGCAGCGGAAGAACGGATTACCCGAAGCTTCCTGAAGGGTGCAGATCGCACCTTCGACGTGGCGCCGATCACCCCGGAGGCGCGCGCCAAGCGGCTTGATGAGGCCAAAGGCAAGCTGGAAGGCATCATCCGCGCCGGTGGCATCGACACGCCCATGATTGACAATGTGGCGGCTAAGGGCGTGGTTCAGCGGTTGGTGCCAAATGTCAGCAGTTTGACCAAGCAAGTGCTGGAAACCCCGTTTTACCGCCAGGACGAGCTGGCTGAGAGGTTTGCCGACCACATGGTCCGCGATCTGAGCATCGACCCAGCGCAGGTGGACAAGGTCAAGGCGATGTTCCAGGCGGCGTTTAAGCTCCCGATGACCAAAGCGCTGGCAGCGGCTGGAAAGCAGGCTATCGACGCTCTGACGCCACAGGAGCGCAAACAGATGCGCAGGCGCAATGTGGTCGAGAAACTGCATCGAATGTTCAATGCTGGTGGTGCCGATCCGACGACCATCATCGCCGAGATTGCGAAGGCCAACGGCTACACGCCACCCAGCCCAGCGGAGATCCGCATCATGCGGGAGTTGAGCGAGCGAGCCCAGCGGCTGGCCGAACCTACCCCGGAAGAAATCAAAGACGCTGGTGGCGACGTCGAGAAGGCCCGCCGTGAGCGCATGGTGACCATGGAAGGGAAGATCGGGGCAGCCAACCGGGAATTAGCGGCACGCTGGGCACGGCTCACGCAGCCCATCAAATGGTCGAAGTTCTGGGCTACACGGCAGAACATCGCTGCGGCGACCAACGAGTTCGAGATTGCCAATCTGCTGCTCAAGACCGGGTTCGGCTTCCGGCTACCACTCCACATGGCAACACAGTTCTTGATGCACGTTCCGAGTCGGGCTGCGGGATTCGTGGCAGCAAGGGTGGAGCGCGGCGAAGAGTCCATCGGGCAGGCATGGGGAGACCTCGGGCGCACGATGGTCCAAGGGTTCAAAGAGACCGTGGATGCCATTAAGCCAGGGCTGCTGGCGTTCAGGGCAGGATTGCTCAATCGCGGCGAGACCCGAAACGTCGAGCGTTTGATGTCCGGAGTTCAGGCTTTCGAGCGGATGGAACTCAAGGCTAAGGAATTGGATGCCCAAGGCAAGACTGCTCAGGCCGGGGCACTGCGCTTCCTGGGACTCGTGAAGTGGTCTTTGCACTTCATCCGCGCCATGGATGCCTGGCAGGGTACGGCGGTCGAGATGACTGAAATGTCCAACCTTGTCGATTCGAGCCTCATCCAGAAGGGCTTTCTGCTGGCTGACCGATTAGTGATTCGCGACAGGGTGTTCAAGGGACTGCCGGCGAAGCGAGATGCCGCCCTGGCCGATGCTCGCAGGATAGCGGCAGCCGCTGGCGAGACGCTGACTGAGGCTGAACTGGTCGAGCGGGCATCGGCGCTCGTTCTCAGCCGCATGTATGACGAGATTCGGATGGCCCATTTGCCCGCCGATGAGTTCCAGAAGCGCGCCGACCTGCTCAAACGGCTGTCCGCATGGCAGGAACCGGTGAAGACTGGCCCGGGCGCGCTGGTTACCGTGCCGCTGAAGTACGCGCAAAGCATGTTGCGCGGCGCCGGGCTGCCGGGGTTCTTTACCCAGTTCTCGAATGCCATCGGCACCGGCATCAACTGGGCGTTTATGAACACGCCGCTGTACGCGATGGCTAACATGCGGCCACGCGGGGCTGAACCGTCGCCTTATTTCACCACCGAGGAGGACGTTTGGCAGCGCCGTTTTCAAGCCTTGCTTGGCACCGCTTTTGGCGCAATCGCAGTTTGGGCCGTGTTCAACAACCTGATGAAATATTTTGGCCGGCCACCGATGGATCGTGCTGAACGTGACTTGGCTGAGAAGGCAGGCCACAAATGGGGAACCATCGAGATCAACCTGGGCGACAACCATGTTTACCGACTGAGCACGACGGTTGGCGTCGGCACTTTCCTGGCTCCCTATGCCGGCGGCGCGCAGGCAGCAAAGGATTTGATTGAGCGGCGCACACAGCAGCAGACCGCCATGAACCAAGAGGCAGAGAAGAAGGGTCTTACCCCTGGCAAAATCCCGCCTCCTACTACCATGGAGCGCTTCCAAGTTGCGGCCGAATCGGCGCTGGCTCTGCTGATGTCCGGCAAGACCCTGACCGGTGCCGCGCAGTCGTTCACGGAGGCAGGCAGCTTCAGTCCGACCAAGCTCGCGGCGTCGTATATCAGCCCCGTGGTCCCCGGGCTCCCTGGCTGGCAAGAACAGATGCGGGCGGTCGGCGTGCATCTCGATCCTCGACAGGCGACATTCATGGACTTCCTGGTCGCGCTTCCAACCAGCGGGCACAAGGCAGTCAACTTCATGGGCGACCCTGTGGGCACTCCTGATGCCGTTCAGAACTACGTCCAGACGATGCTGTCAGGCACGTATCCCCTGCCGGTGAAAGCGCAACTGGAAGAGGCACCCTACGTGGCAGTGTTTGAAAGCGGCTATCGACCACCGTCCATCAATCCAAATAAGGGCTACGCCATCGGCAACGATTTCAGGCCGATGACGAATCAGGAGTTACAAGATTACACGGTGCAGCGAGGGGTGAATTTCAAGCAGGAACTTCAAGGATTGGATGGCAGTGACAAGGTCGCCGTCGCTAAAGCGTTCCAGCGGGCGAATCAAGACGCTTTGGAGTCGGTTGGGGTTAGTGTGGCATCTATAGGCGGCGGCGGAGCGCCTGCGGCAAGCCGTGCGGCTGTGGCACCGGCTGTGGGTGGGCCTGGCGGGGCTTCAGGCACTCCCAGGCTGGCCACAGCATCACGCGGGACAACCTTGGGCGGCGGACTAGGCGGCGGCCTTACTCGTAGTCGAGGTGCCCGTGTGGGTTCTCGGCGAGGGTTGTCACCGCGGATGGTAGGACGCTCTCTGACAACGATGCGGGCGGGCAGGGGCCTGTCGCCGCGTCGGGGAGTAAGACGAAGTTCTCGTCGATGATCGGCTTCATGTCGGCGAAAGCCATCTCGTGAGCAAGGCTGATTTTGGCCCAGTCGCAAAGGTCGCCCTCTCCGGTCTGCATGTATTCGGTGCAAGCTTCACACTCGCGGGCATGGGTAAGCAGCGCATCGACGGCGTTTACGAAGCGGATCTTGGTGTCGTTTTGGAGTTGTATCATGGCAGGGTTCCAGTTTGTTGCAGTCGCATAATCCAGCCTTGGGAGTCATCAAATTTGAGCCTGCTCCCGCCATCGTAGGTGTTAAGCAGTTGCCCATAGAAGCTCTGTAATTTTACCGACTCAGCCAAGGCGATTTCCAAGTTTCTCACATGGCGCTCTAATTGGGCAATTTTGGACTTGTGAAAGGAATCGGCGCACAGTTTCTCCTCGGCCTCGGTGAGCTTTCTTGGGAGCAATGCTTTCTTGGCCATTTTATACCACGGCAATTCCTCGCCTGTCCTTGTGTCGATACTCGCGCACTCAACGGTGTTGATGGCGACTTTCAGAGCCTCTTGGCACTCGAAAAGCATATTGGCCAGTTGCACCCGCAATTGGATTTCTCGGTCTGCGATACGAGCGAACTTGTCCCGCTCGCCCGCGATGCACCCGCCGCACTGTCCGCCGCCGTGCTCGTTTTTGTTCTGTTGTGGCACGGTGTAGTGCTTGGTGCAGCGGATGGACAGTACGCCTTTGAATGCGGATTCGAGTTGCTGTTGAAGATCGGACACTTGCTTTTCCTTTTGCTTTACAAACTCATCTAGCGGAATCATTGCGCACTGTGCCGGTTTGCCAACCAGACACGGATCACAATCTCCGCAAGGCACGAATTGCATAAGAATCCCGTTCGTTTTCATTAGCTCAACGTGCGTGATTTCCAAACGCTTGATGGCGGCACACAAGGTCGCGTTCAATTCCTTCAACCCATCGCGCTCACACCAAAGGCAAAGCTGATTCTCTGGCGCGGGACACTCAGGTCGATTAATGAAGGCGATACCGCATTTGATGCACATGCTCATATTTCATCCTCGTATTCAAACTCATCGTGGCAGGGGCATTCACACAGACGGCCATAATCCCCTTCTTGGGTTCGGCTGTCTCTCATCCTGGCGCATTCCCTTGGATCATCCGTAGCGCAGGCGCAGTCCGGTTTTTTGGTTTCGGTGTCGCTCATCGTTCCCCTTTATAGTTGAATTCTTCGTAATTCTTAACACCTGCGTATTGCAGGTTGCCAAGCAGGTGGTCCAGTGCTGTTCGGTCTGCTTGGGGGATGTGCTCGTTAGGGCGAAGGTGCATGAGCGTTAAATTGAGCACAAGTTTTTCGAGGGCTTCAAACCGTTCTTTGATAATTATGATTTCTTGTTCTGGTGTCATGGCTTCATCTCCTTCAAATACTGTTCAAACCAGTTGCGGTAAAACTCGTGGGCGCGTTCGTCGGCGAGATAGCGCAGGCCCAGTTCGTTGACCACTGACTGATGCGTTGGGTTAATGCCCATCGGCAGGTTCACTTCGTTCTCGTCGGCAGTCAGCATCTTCGTCACGTCGGGACTCTCGGATTTGATCTGAATGTAAATTTGCTGCGCCAGGTGGCAGAACATGAATGATGATGGATGGTTCTCGTTTAGGAAGAGCCGAGTATCGCGGTAGGTGTTCAGGATGAACGGGACCATTTTGATGTCGCAGAGTTGTTCGCGCTTGGACATCTCGCTCAAACATTCCACGAACCGACGCGCGCAGTCGTAGGTCAGATCAGCGTTGTAGGCAGCGAAGAGACGGTAGGGGCTGATGGCGGCGAGTTCTTTAGCGCGATTGCCGGTTTTCCAGTCGCCGTGCTTGAGGAGGGGGAAGAAGCCATCGTTGTATGCGTAGGCAAACGAAATGCACTGGCATCCGTCTGGAACTAGCAGGCTCTTTATTTCGTCCGTACTCGGCACGTTGAAGCCCGCCCGACTCTCGAAGCGGTCGGTTGGCTGATAGAGAAACACATCCGCCTGGGTGGCGTCCTTTAGCATCGCCTGCGGATCTACCTCATCGAGCATGCACTGCCAGTTGTTCCATTGCCGCATCTCGTATTCCTCGGCAAGGTGCGTGCGCTTGAGGAAGAACAGGGCACCCGACCCTTGACAGTTTGAATAGCTGACCAAAAGTTTCTTCATAATTCTGAACTAAGCCTATTGAGCATTTCCATTTCCTCTGGCGTGCGCTTGCGAATAAAGAACTTCTCGCTTCCATCACGCATCCGCTGAACGACTTGGACTGCCTCGTCCGCGTCGAAGCCATGCTTGGCTATAAAGGCTTCCATGATTTCGTTCCGCTGGGCATTGATGATTGCTAGTTTGCGCTGCACGACCTCAAGGATATCGAGTTGCGCGTATCGAAATTCGTCATCGGCGTCTATCATAGGTCAGCGTTTCTTTATGACGGCCAGGCTTTTGGATAGGTAAATGGACTCGAAGTCTGCCGTTGTGGGTTTGCCACATTGGTTCGCTCCGCCTTCGTGCAAGCGCGTGATGGCTAGATCGCAGATCCAATCGTGAACGGTCATGTATTTAGGTAGGCCATTTGGCTCATTGTCGCGGCGATAAGCCGGGTCCCAGCCCGCGTGAATATCTTGGATCAGAAAGAGGCCCGAGGGCTTCAACAACTTCCAGCCTTGGTGAAATGCCACCCAGGTTGCCCAGACATTATGGCTCGCGTCGTCGCTTATCAAATCTAGGTTGCCTCCGTTTTCATTCTCAAATTGCTTCCAGAATTCCTCGTGGCTCGCATCGCCATGGATGAGTGTAACCCGTGGTCCTAAGTCGAATTTGCAGCTCTCTGGATTGTGATCGATGCCGAAAATATGAGCGTTAGAAAAATAGTCTCGAAGCGTGCGCGTCCCAGCCGCTCCCGCCACACCTATTTCGACTACCTTCGAAGCAGTCTCGCGCATAGGTTCAAGGAAAGATTCCATGTGGGACAAAAATCCATGGTGGCTAGAAGCCTGATCTGTGCCATGGACAAGGCCGATCTGATCCAAGCTCATTTCGTCTAAGTTCATAATAGCTTTCTTTCCTGAGTAGCAATTTCGCACTCACTATTCCAAAGCTCAATCGCGTCTTCCATCGTGAGGATGGAGAAGCAGCACCATTCTTTATGCCCGTCGTCGCACAGGACCTCGAACAAATGGGTGCCGAATGGGTTGCGTGTGCGCGGCGGCTTTCCGCAGATTGGGCATGGCAAAGGTTCAACCACGGGTGATGGCCTCCAATTGCGCGGCGGTCTTACAGCCATGCAAACCCCATGCCCCAGCGATGATGGCTCTGCGGGCCTCGGCAATTTTCTCTGGCGTGTCGATGGTGTTTTGCGTGTACCAGAAATCCACGAAGTCTTGCACCCGAAGATCGTAAAGGTCGGCGAGAAGTCCCAGCCAGCGATCCAGAAAGCCCCGCTCGTCGAGACCCGCACGAAGCATTCGTCCGCCGTAACGCATTATGTCGCAAGCTGTCGTTCGGTCGCACCACCATGGCGTATGGAAGAACAGCGAGCCGCGAAAGCCTTCACTGCGACCGCCGGCGCAGGTTGTAAGCAATCCTGGTTTGAACGCAACTAAGGAAAGTGGTTTGAAAATCAGGCAGTCATATTCAATGACACAAAATCGCTGATGCGCGACGTGATCCGTGCACCACCGCAGCACATCTAGGTAGCGTGTTATGTGATTTTGGCCGCTGGCGTAGGATTCCGCACCCACCCTTATCTCGCCGATGAAATTGTCCTGCCCCTTTTCAGCCGGCCAAATGGTGGTCGTGTCCTCGCGGCCAACCCCAAGGATGTCGCACTCACCTTTCAGGAGCCATGGCCAGTGCCTTGCCAGCGCGTCGCTGGCCTTCGAGTGCGCCAGCACAACGAGAAGATCGTCGCTCATCGCGCTCATCGCGCCCTCCGCTGTTCAAGCGCCTGCGCCAGGGCAAACTCAGCCGCCTCTCGAAGCGATGTCGGGACAGCAGGACCTCGCGCCTTCAGGACAGCTTTGGTCCACCAGCCGCGCACGCGCATGTTCCAGTAAAGCGCGTTCTTGGTGCCGATGTGTTTGTGGACGGCGTGAAATTCGGCTTTGCGCTTTGCCTGATGCGCTCGGGCCGCCGGGCTGACGTTGTCGTGTTTGTTGAACTTCATAGTGGTAGGAGCTTCGGAATGTGGCGCCATTTCGGGGTGAGGTTTCGAGGTCCAAGGGCGGCATTAGGGTAGTGGATTAAAGGAGCATCCTTGCAGCCTTCATCTGGATACTGCTTCACCACGTTGCGCACTTCGATCCAGTCGGCACCGTCGAGCACCAGACGTTCAAGGGAATACTGATCAGAAAAATGAGCGCGTGCGTCCTGGGGATTATTGCCGATGCCTTTCGCAAACTCACGACAGAGACGAATCGCGTTGTCGGCGCTACACCACACAAGGCATGGGCAGCATGGTTGCTGCATGATGATGACTTTGTTCATCTCTGCACCGGTTAGTCGGTGCCAAAGTGGGTTTCCGTTGGGTGTCGCAAAAAGATCATAATCGGCAAGCCAGCCACCGCCAACTTGGGCGAGAGCGATCCATCTATAGAAGCAGAATTTTTCATAAATTGGCGGATTGCACGACGGCAACTTTGAAATTGCCGCATCGTATTCTTCAAAGTGTGGATGCTGTCGGGCTTGCCACTCAGACAAAATGACCGGCTCCCAGCCGGCAGATTTCCATTTCTCGCGCCATAAGATAGTTAAACGTAATTCGTCTCCGCGTGGCAGTTCCGGGACATCGCCATAGAAGGAAAATATTTTCATAAGTGCAAGATTTGCTGCGAGTGGTCGCGGCGTTTCTGCCAATCTGGAATTAGCGCTGCGTGCTTGGAAAGGTTACAGTCTGGACAGGCGGCACAAAGGTTATCGGCTTTTGTTTTTCCTCCCTTGCTTCTCGGCACAATATGGTCAACGTGAACCGCCTTCGTGCTGGTCCTTCGTTGGCAATAGTAGCATTTTATAAATCGCCTGCTAAAAACTTTTCGAAGAAATTCATCAACCCCTGGCCTGTCCTCTGGTAGCGCCTTTCGAGCTTTGCGATCTGCGGCTACTTTTTCTTTGTTTCTTTCAACCCAAGAGCGATTCATTGCTCTCCGCTTTTCTGGATTTGCCGCTTCCCACCGCCTGCTCTCAACGCGGTGGCGTGCCTTAATTTCTGGACGGCGTCTATACTCCACTAAGCCTGGCTTGGCGTTTTCGTATGTCTTGCGCAGCCACGCGGCGTAGCGCTCGGGCTGCTCTCGCTTGATTCTTTCGACAAGCCTTTTGTTGTAAGCGTTAACTTTTTCTCGATTGCGTCGATAGTAGTCCCTGTTGTTCGATATTTTAACAGATGGGTTTGCCGCATATCTCAGTCGCGCCTTGTTTGAAATGCACTCCTTATTTTCAGCGTACCACTTGCGGTTTCTTGCCTTCATTACTTCAGGGTTTCTCAACCTCCAGGCCCGCATCCGCGCCGCTTTCTTCCGCAAATGGATTTGACGCTTAATATCGCCGCCCTCCGGGTGCTTTGCGGACGCCTCGACAAGCGAAGATTCCCCCGGAGAGGGCGACAAATCCTTAGATGTCTCGGAGTCCTGCAAAGCGAGACGATGCTGCCAAGGGAGTGCCGAAAGGTCAAGAAGCATTTTCATAATCCTGCTTCTGGGTGGTGTGGTGGTTTCACCCTAATGGCCTTCCGGTTTTAACGTCGAAAAACTTAGGTCCAGCCTCATGCCAATGAAATGTGAATTCGTGAACGGCCACGTACTCTTTCTTGGGCGGCATGATCTGGACCATGTAGAGGTCGTCCGGGCAAAGTTCGTATCTGGCTTTTTTCTGTTCCTCCCAAGTTGGGTTCCTGTCGGGGCATGAAATGCTGAAATGCCAGCCAATCGCTTCACGTTCCTTTGGGCCGGATAGAATTATTCGAGTCTCCCCAAGCGTATAGAGCAATCCGTCGCCAAATCTGCCGTGATATTTCAAACTCATAAATTCGGAATCGCCAGCGCCCGCCAACCGGCGAGCAGCGACAAAGCAGCCCGTGAAATTAGAAACATTGGTTGCCTTGTGCGTTTCCAACTGGAACTGGCGAAATTGTGTTGCCCATGGCGGTTGAACCAGAGGGCTCTAATGGGAGTATTTGCTGGCCTTTTTTGTGCCAGTCCTTCAAAGCCCTGTCTCCCTTGCTAGTGTTGCACGATTTGCAACTTGCGCACAAGTTGTCAGCCTCGTGAGCCCCGCCTTTGGAAATTGGAATGATATGGTCGATTTCCAGAGTGGAGGAAGTTAATCGGCGTCCACACCAGTGGCATCGGATCTTTTTTGCCTGATTTTTTAAGCGAAAGATTAGTGTTGCCGCGTCCTCTGACGTTCTTACGGCGGCCATGCGAGCCCGACGTTTTGCAACCCTAGCGACACATTTTTCTGGATACTTCTTGGCGTAGGCGGCACACGCTATCCTGCCTTTTTCCGGGTTTTTCCAGTATTTCGCCCTGCCGTGTGCGCGAAAAGCATCCAAGTTATTAATCCTCTCCTCTGCTCTCGCTCGTAATATTCTCTCTTTGTTCGACGCGTAATACCTGCGTTTACGGGCGTTAATCGCTTCGCGATGCTCAGCTAAGTACCTCGCGGAATAGGCGTTATTTTTAGCTTTGTGCTTCAGGTGGTTTGCTGCATGTCGGAGGCGAAATTTCTCCAAGTTATTCTTGCGATACTCTACAGCCCGCCTCAGGACCTCCTCCCGATGGCTCCAATAGTACTTCCGTGCGTGTTTTGCGTTTGACATAACAGAAAAGCCATCCCCCGACCGTGAAGTAGAACCCGCACAGACTTGGCGGCAACCGTGAAGGGAGATGGAGAATCTTATTCGCATCTGTTTTTACAGCCGTTCTAGGGCCGTGCGAAGATTCTCATTTCTGAAAGGCGGGGTCAATACTTTTTGCGCTATGCTGAAGGCGTTCCTTTTGGCTTCCATTGAAACGTGAGTGTATTCCTTCAGTTGCTTCAGGCTATGCCCTGTAATTGAGGCGACAACCAAGGAATCAGCGCCTGCATTTATTAGCCTCGTGGCCACTGCGTGCCGGAACGAGTGAAAGCTGCCGCCGCTCAAACCCGCGCGCTTCCGCAGTTGTTCGAACTGCTCAACTAACCGAGTGCGGCCGTATTTGTAGGCCATCATCATGTCGGGCTGGACGTACTCGCCCGGTTCCTCGGTCGTGCTCTCAGTGTGCCGTTGGATGAGCGCCTCATACAGTTCGTCGGCCATTGGAATTTCGAGCTGCTGTCCGAAGCGCTGAAGTTTAATTGGCTTGACGCTCAGCACGCGCACCGAAAAGTCCACATGCTCCCACTGCAAATTTGCCACGTCCACCATGCGTAGCCCGGTGTGCCAGGCAAGCGCACAGGCAAGCCGCCAGTAGGGCTTAGCCGCGCCGACGTGCTCCATGATGGCCGCGTAATCATCGGCGGTGAAGGCCGTGCGATCGGCTCGATGGCGGACTAGCTTGGGCAGCGACTTCAATTGGACGGGGTTTGTCTCTGCCAGACCTTCAGCCACTGCCCACTCGAAAACCCGTTTCAAAAGCTTCACCTGGCCCATAACGGTCCAGCCCTTGATCTCGTCAGTCGCCTCAGCCATGTAAGCCGCGATGTGCCGTTTGTGAACGTCTTCGACCTGCAGGCGATGCGCTTTGCAGAACGCGGCGAACCTGCGGACAGCGAACGTGTAGGCAGAGCGCGAGCCCTCCGACATCCCGGCGTCGTTGGCGGCAAGCCACTTGTCGAATGCGGCGTCGAATTTCACAGTTCCTGGGCGTCGTCGGCTTTCATTTCTGACACTGGCCGGTCGTCAATCCAGACGCAAACCAATCCAGACGTGCCGATAACGGCGATTCGCATCCGGGGTGTCTCAGCCAACTTTTCTAAAGGTTTGTAAGTCGCGCACCGATGAGATTGTAGAAGTAAATCTCCCATGACCCGCTTGATCAGACTGTACTTCTCAGTAAGGCTATAGACTCTGCTGCGCTCTGCCGACTCTTGCTCGCAGGTCTCTTTGTAGCGCCTACGCACGATTGTCAATTCGGCTTTGAGCGTGTCTATCTCCGCCTTCATTTCGTCGGCTTTTGTCCATCTGCGTTTCTTTCTTTTCGTCTTCATGTTATTGGATAGTGTTAATGGTTGCTTCGCGGTGGGCAGCATTCACTTGAGATTCAGGAGGGCAAGTTGCAGCTCGCTAATCCTTGCCGTAAGGTCCGCGCGCGCCCGTCGGCGTGCGTCCTGTTCCCCGTCAAATAGATGGTGACCGATGCTCATAGTGAATCCCAGGCTTGGCACCCACCACATTGTCGGCTGCTGAGTAGAGTAGCCAGCCACTTCTACGACTGTCCACTGCTCGGTGATGGCCCAGAAATGCCGCTTGGTGCGTGTGCTGAAGTTATCAGGGTTCGGTTCGATATATTTTACGCTCATTGTTCAGTAGGTGTGTTCAAAGTTGCCGTCCTCATCTTGGCCATGTCTTTGCGCATCGCGTCGAGGACCAAGTGCGCGACCGCTTTTAGATACGCCTTCCTTCGCGCCACGCACAGCGCCACCCGCTCAACGATACGACGGTCGAAACATTGGACACTGGTTGGGTCGGTGCGAAATTCTCGGTCTATCAAATCCAAAAGTTCATGCGACTCACGGTCGTTCCGAAAGCTGGCTTCCATCGCAAGCTCAGCTTTTCTAGTCATGTGATAATCGGGCATAGTTAGCGCCTCCAATACCATCGCCAGAACAGCCGCACGGAGGCGGCGAAGGCAACCACGATGCTCGTGATCTGCATTGTGTCGGAGAAGGTCATACGGTCGCGTCTGATTTGACCTGGTGGCAACCTACACATTCGCCCGAGCGGACCATGTCTAAGCGCTCCTCCTCGGTCGTCATTATGTCTCCGAATCCACTGAACACGCTAGTTAAGTGGCCTAGCACTTCATATGAATCCTCCTGAAAAATATCCCATAGCTTGACGCCTAACCCCATATCAAATGGGCTAGGCGCATACGCCTGACGTGTACAGTCTTCAAGATGCTCAAAAAGCTGTTCCATCCACGCGATGCTATATATAGCCAGAGCGCCATTCACGAACACGCAGGACGGCGCTTTGGTCGCTGCCGGAAGCCAGCCATACGTGGGTATTGGCACATTTCGCCGTTTGTTGTTTTGTGTCACAAGTTCTTCCCATCGTTTTGAACCAAGGGCGGTCGAGTTGCACGGGTTATAGCAGGCGATATTTCCGCCAGCGATGAGCGGCCGGCCAATCGAGAAGTATTCGTCAAAGACCTTCTCATCCCAATGCTTAACACCGACGCGACAGTCGCTTTCCAGATAAAGGACATGCGTGTAACCCATCTCGCGCGCGAAACGCAAACCGACCAGCCAAAGAACGTTGTTAATTGCAAATTGATTTGGCTCTCCGTTTTGCAATTTCGGCGCTCTGCTTTTCACTTCCTCTGGGTCAGCCTTCAGCTTTATGAGTCCCGGCCAGTCCCAGTCATGCTCAGAGTAAGCGACCATCGGGTATTTGCTCGGGTAACGGCGCAGGTTATCCACGAAGACTTTCGCGCAACCGTAGCGGGGAGGCGGCAGGTACGTAACGTTTGCGATTTTCAGGAAATGCCTTTCGTTTTCATAAATTCAGTGTCCGAACCTGGCGACGTTGGTTTCGCGGTTTCTCCATATGACCTCGAAGGAGTGGAAGACTGCAAGCAATTCCAAAATGCGAGCGGCCTTGCGGTACATTCGACCACTGCTCTCCGCGTGCTTCGCCTTCTTGAAAATCCTGTTCTTGCCCATCAGGCGGTTTCGTAAAATCATTGAGTCGGTGAAGATCACCACGCGGTTTTCCGGCGTCGGGGTGTGAATCACCGAGAGATAAGCGATAGTCGCCATCAAAGCAGCCTCTAACGCCTCGAACTCTGCTTCGTTATTTGTCCCGTGTCCGAGTCCGAATCGAACCTTTGAAAGTACGAGTTCCTCGTAAGCCTCAACTTCGTAACTGCCGTACTTGTTGCCTGGGTTGGGCGAGCAACCACCATCGAACCAAATTCGGATGGTCCATTTGGGCGGATTGGACTTTTGAGGAGGGTTTAGCAATTCGGGTTGGATCATAGGGTTGCTCCTGTACTGGGATCTTCTCCGATCCTGCCCTGTACTGATGAAAGCTTAGAGGGAGAGAGCGAGCAAAAGGCAGAGCGCCCCCTAAGGGACGCGCTACTGCCTCTGCTCTGACGAAAGCCCGTCGGTCGCTTCGCTTCGCTTTTGGCTCCGCTCGAAAATTTGACCTTGAGCGGTGGGGCTAGACTATTCAACCTTGGGTATAAGGCTGCTGAATCACGCTCTGGCCCATTCGCGCCCACGTGTGCGGTAGTAATCAGTTCCCGAGTACCGCAATCCATTGCCGACCCTCGCGTCCATTTCTCACCGCTGAACGGCAATGGTTCAAGCCGACAGGAAAAATCCCCAAGCTGATTGCTCAACTTGGGTACGAAACCTGTTCTGTAGTGGACTCCACAAGCGCGGAGCACCCGCGACCACCTGGCGGCAGTCGTAAGTGAGTAGAACAGGAATCTAAATTGTTCTTTTTCATCGCTTGCAGGCCCACTACGGCCCGAACGATGAAACAATGGCACGTTGTGCCTCACGAGTCAACTCCTTTTTCAGCCCGCGCCTTAATCAGCTTGGCAATCGTCTGCCGCGCCGCTTTGCCGGGCTTCTTGATGCCACGCAGACCAGCAAGCCGCGCTTTTGCACCGGTCTCGTAAAGCGGCGCCGCGCACGGCTTCCAGCCTCCTGGCGGCGGCGCGCACTGCAACAGGGCAATTCTCACCGCCCAGTTGCGATGATGGACCTCAGACCAGCCACGGCACAGGAATTGCCGTTGTCCTTGGTGGCACAGGAACGCGCCAGCGGCCATGTTTTTTTCATCGTCCCAGGCCGGAAGCTTGTCGTACTCCTCGCGATCCCAAATGCCGGGTGGCGTGTCGCGGCGATACGGGCAGGAGGAGCACGGCTCGGGATTGATTTTGAACTGGCCCATTAGTTTCTGCGGATGTGAAATACGGTTTTGAACGTTTGGATCTCCTGCTCGCACTTGCCCCACGCGCGGCCAATGGAGAAGGCGGAAATCACCGCGCCCAGGATGAACAGGGCGCCGAAGAATAGTTCGGGGTCGGTCATTAGTTGAATCCCTCGATGAATTTGCGCATTTCTGCGGCTGTCCCCAGGTTCCCGTTAATGAGTAGCATTGTGCCCAGTTCGGTCCCGGGGTGGCCTTTTGTCTGCGGGTGCTTGTCCAGATCGCTGCCCATACTGGCGAGGGCTGAAGCCATGTCGCCAAGGTCCACGTACCCGAGCGCCCGGGTCTTGCACCAAGCAAGATGCTCGGCGCGTGCAGTTTGATTTTTATTCATACGATCACAGTTTCCCCGCGCGCACCATCGCCGCCCGGGTTTGAAAAATTGCATTGATTGACTGCGGGCTTCCGTCCCCACACTCGGCACAGACGGGGATCATCTCGCCGGGCATTTTGGGTTTCCACGAGTAACGGGCCGCCTGGCGGTCGGGATGCACAACGCACTTCCTCGCCATCAGATCCAGCCAATACTTGCGGATGCGTTTACCCCAGGTTGCGGTTGATTCCATGCTCATGGCCCGGCTGCCGCGGTGAATCACGATGACGCTGCGGCCGCCGCGCAACTCGTAGTCTGGAAACACGGCGACTAGATCGTCCTCGTAAAGGGGGATTTGTGTTTGGGGGGTCATTAGGCGGTGCGGAGTTTGTAGAATTTTGTTCGTTGCTCCGCCGGCAAGCTGCGGTCTGTCTCTCGCTTGTACGGGTCTCCTTCGTCGTGTTCGCTGCGAGCAAAACCGCCGTAAGCAATCTCAACAATCTGCCCCTGGTTGCGGCGCGGCACGTCGAATCGCACCCCACCGGGCACTTCTGACCGCTTAATTTCAACGTAGGTTTTCATTTTGTCTTTCTTCCGGTCTGGCCCCAAGTGGGACCAGAACGGGGGAAAGTTGGCTGGAATTAAAGCCTATCAATATTCCAAAGCAGGGTTTCAAATGCGGATTCGCCCAAAAACTTTTTGAGCTTCGCCGCTTGGTCCAGACATACCTTGTAAGTCTTTTCCGCTTTGCGGCTGTCGTGATCGTACCCGTACTCGTCGCACCAGTTTTCAAACGTGCTGGCATTCTCCACGCCAGCCGAATCAGACGCCAGGCAATCAATCACTTCGTCAACCTCCGGCTCGCTTCCGTGGTGCCCCACGCCTTTTGAAAAATGGATCGTCATCCTGGATCGCCCGCAACGGAGCAGACACTTCCAGTGATCCATATTGCCGGAGTCCTCCATGTGTGGGTTAGAGTCCGTCTGTTCGCTCGTCATCGTCAATCCGACTTCACGAATGAAATCGGCCAAAGGTCTTGTTGTAATCGCATTCATTCACGCCAACCTAAGCAACCACCGTGCCAATGGATTTTGAGCGTGAATAGCTCACTAGGCCAAAATTAGTGTAAGAAGTCTTTACAGCATGATCGCGACTTTGATTCGGCTGTAATTGGGTGAAAGTGGGTTATTTGTCGCAAAGGCAAAAGTCGGCGGTTTTTACAGAAGTCCTTTTCGTTCAATGTTAATCGGCTCAAAGTGGCTGCCTAAATAGGCCATTGCGAGCTGTTCCAGGCTCGAGTACAGCAAAATATTACACTGACCCCTTTCGGCTCACGCTCAAAATCTCTTGGCATCCCCTCTGCTATATTCCACTCAGTCAGGCAATCACGTCTGACCCAACAGAGAACAGAGAAACAAAATGAAAGCTGAAATAAAAGACGGTAACTTGGTGCTAACCCTGCCCATTAACCCCACGCCGGCGCCTAGTGCTTCCGGGAAAACTCTTGTCGTCGCCAGCTCGCACGGCAATTTGACAACCTCCGTCCTGATTGACGGCAAGCCGGTTGTCGTGGGAGTAAACGCGTATATAAAACGCTAATCGAGGATAAGACTATGCGCGAAACACTTGAACACAAAGGCCACACGCGAGATTGCACGGGAGGCAATGCTATGATCGGCACGATTGAAACACTGAAGTACGGGACAAACCAAATCGGGACCCCGTACCGTGACCGCGATGGCGGCGGATGGTTCCGAGTTGACACCTACACCAGCTTCACGGAGAAAAGGCCGGTGAATGAAAGGCGCTTCGCCGCCGGCAAAGATGACGTGTCCTCGGTGGCGCGCGATTATCCCCACGGCGAGGGCAATATCCGTTATCATCCGAAGTGCTCTTGTTGCTGGCTGGGCTTCAGCCACACAGTTGACTTGCACAACCGTTGTGCGGTTGGATCCTGGGATTGATCATGAAAACCTACACTTGCCCCGACTGCAAAGCTTCCTTCCCCACTGACGAATGCAACGTGAGGCCGGAAGTCACGACCCAGAGCAACGCCGTCCAATGCCCGAACTGCGGCGCCGACTTCGCCGAACCTGTTCCGACTATCGTTTACACGTTCCGAGGCCGCATCGAACGCGGGAACGGCAAGCCCGGTTATGACTGGCGCAATGGCTACAGCGAGACCACCGCCGACGGTCACGAGATCGCGCCCTGGATGACGTTCCGCGAATGCCAGCAGGACGCCAAATCCAAAGGCGCGCGGGCCATGTTTGAAAGCCTCAACCCTTTTCTGCCCTCGCCGACGGATAGCCCGGAACGCGCGGCAGAAGCAACGCCGGACCTGGATTGATCCAGACCCCCGGCTTAACCCTCAACCCCAGGAGCAACCGAATGAAATAACCTACACAGCGTGTTTTTCACCCCGGGCCGGCGCCGTAAACCTCGCTTGCCCGGGGTTTGCTGCGTCTGGGCTCGAGTACCGACTTGCCGGCCAGCTCGCTCCAGCGGCCGATACTTGCCCACGGCCCCAACCGAACCCCGCCAGCCATCGAGCAACCCTCCTTTCCCACCTCGACCAGGCCTCCCAGCCCGCAATCCCAGCCAAACCACCGCCCACCAGACGCTTCCGAACGTCCAATCTATGCCAACGACACCAAAAACGCGGGAAAACGGCAATTCCGCTCATTTCCCGGCCAGTAGTGCTTTCCATACCTATACGCTGTATAGGACATACCAATACGAGCTATACAGGATATAGGAACGAGGAGTTGCCCAATCTCTACTCGACCGCTCGACTTTCAGACTGACCGATTGACGGGAGGGAGCATCCGTCTTTTCTCAACCTTGCGAAAAGGCCGTTTTCAGTTCTGCGCGCATCACGACCTGCAGCCCGCGGTCTGGTCTGGCCGGCGGCGACCTGGTTCGGCTGGACCTCGGTCCGAGACCACCGTTCAAAATGGGCTATTTTGTACGTTTTCGCTGTTTTGCTAAGGTTTCCGCATGGTTTGCCGTCGGAATGGCTGGATTATGACGGACAGACCACGCCAGGCAGGTTCGGGCCTGGACGAAATCGGGGTGGGGGGTTAGCGGGGGTATGGCCGGGGGTGCCCGAAAACGGGGGGATGCCCCTCTGATGGAACTCGATTTTTTTTTCAAGGCTGGGATTTCGGACGGTTCGTTAAGGATAACGATCCAAAACCGTAGGGAATTCAGCAAAGCACGGTTTTCGGGGCGGGCGGACTATTTGGATAACGAAATTGGGGGTGCGGCTTCGCGCTAGTACTGTCTTACTGCGTTCAGTATTATGGTGTAAATGGGGTGTAAACGAAAGCTAAACTTTGTAAACATTTACATTGATGTTTTGTGTGGGGTTGATAGTCTTTTTGAGTGAGCAGCAAGCAGGCATATCGGAAGTTTTTGAAGAGTGATTTCTGGAAGGAACTATCGACCAGGAAGAGGCGGTCTGCTGGGAGGTGTGAAGGTTGCGGAAGCCGGCGGAACTTGCAGAGTCATCATTGGAGGTATCCAGAGGATTGGTACGCGACGACGGAGGCCGACTTGAAAGTTCTGTGTCGCGGGTGTCACGCCAAAGTTCATGGAATTGTGGAGGTCCGAAGCGCGCCATTTATGCTCTACCGGGAGGACTATTTTTTCAGCGCTATGATGCACCGGCTGCACTGCTTGAAGCTGATGATATACAGCGGGCGCGGGTTGAGGGAGCGGGACAAATCATTCCTGGAATGGGCGATGAAGTGGTATCCCCCAGAACCCAAAGACACCGCTGTTAAATTCCACGTTGGTCAAGTCTGGTTAACGCAGTCAAAATTTGAGAAAGGAATGTTCGCATGAATTTTTACGTGCCGATTTTTTCGAAGATAGTGGATTCGTCATTGTGGGACGAGTCGGATTTGGTGGTGAAAGTTTACCTGACGATGCTGGCGAAAAAGGACCCCGACAACGTGGTCAGGGCAACGGCATATAACGTGGGGAAGTGGTCGCGCAAAACCGAGGCGGAGGCGCTGCAAGCGATTCGCGTGCTGGAGTCTCCGGACACCAAGAGGATGGAGCCGCAACTTAACGAGGGCAGGAGGTTGAAAAAAGTGGAAGGCGGATGGCTGATACTCAACGCCGAGCACTATCAAAATTTGATGAGGAAAGCCAATCGCAATGAGTATCAGCGAGTAAAGCAATCTGAGTATCGATCCAAAAAAAATCCGCGCCGCCCGCCAACTGCGGAGGAAGCTTCCGTGATAGCCGATAAGTTCTCTAAGGTCACTGACGCCAACAAGGCCGCGCACGAAGCGACAGAGGAATGGATAAGATCGGAGCAGGTGCTGGATGGCGACCCGCAACCAGAACACTAAAATCCTGCATCTTCGAATCCACATTGGCAACCTGACGCTGTGGGCTGAGTGGGTGAAAGAGAACAAGGTTTGGAAATGCGGCCGCGCAGATGATCCGCTGGGCTGGATGGTCGGCATGTGCCCGGGCTCGGCCAGGCAGAGGTTGACTGCTATGAAGGCCGCGTGGTTTTGGAAGTAGCCCGCGGCGAATCTGTTAAAGGGAATATTTGCGAGCCGTGTAAAGGTTGGCCATGACCCTGCTTGATTTTACCCCGTCCTTGTAGCCGTCACGGGCGACTTTGCCGATGACCACGAGCTTGCCGCGGGTCCTGAGGTTGCAGAGATGCGAGGACGCTTTTCGCCTGCTGTCGTAGAGCGACATCTTCGGCCAGAGCATGGCGCCGAGTTCCGGCGCGGTGGCTGGCGCGCGCTTGACGGCGCGAAGGATTCGTCCGGAGATGGTCATGCTGCTTTCATGCCAGGTTTTGGGTGGAGGGGAAAAACTTCGAATCGCTAGTTGTTCGGGGCCCGATTCATTAGCTGGTCGTTTTTGACTCGCTTTATGAAGTCCTCGGGAGAGGACGGGGACACTTCCTTCCGTAGCGCACGAAACACCTTTCTTCCTCCTGGCGTGGTCAGCCAGACGTGATCCTTGCCGTCTGGGATCAGGCGGCCGCCAATCCATGTGAAGCACAACCCTTCTGAGGTCTCAATTACGAAGTGATGCAAGATTGGTTTGCTCATAGGTTTTAGGATTCAAACAGCAGGGCGATGGATTGAGGGAGGGTCATGGCCATGTGCGCGGGTCCATTGCGTGAATGTCATCCTGCGTTATTTCTTCCTGCGATTTCCCATCCTTGAAAATGTGCCAGACGAAGGTGCCGCCGTATTGCTGGACGGTGGCCAGGTATTGCGCGTCAGGCTTGAGTTCGACGTGGTGGCCGGTGCCTAACATGCGAAGGGTGATGGGTTCTTTGGCGGCCTCGCGGTCAACCAGCGCCCAGAGGCAGAGGTCGTTGCGCTGAAATTGGACGTCAAGTATCTGTGCTTCGACGGGCAGCATGACAACAAGCTCGGCCTCGATCGCCAGCGGGTATTTGTGGATAGTTTTCATTTTCAATTCTTCTTTGCGTTTGCGGCCTCCACCATGTCGCCTGCTCTGGACAGCGCTTCTACGGCCGTAATCGGAAGGTGAAAAACAGTTTCCAAAATCATGGTCTGCTTTGGCACCTGGCCAGGCGGGAAGTTCTTGGCGAGGAACAGCGCGAATTGGGGCAGCTTGGACATCGTGGTCACGGTTTGATGCGCTTTGCGTTTGCTGTAGCCGTGTCTGATGAGGGCCTTTTTGAGAATATCGCGTGCGAGCATAGGTCAATTCTTCTCCGCGAACCTGGCGATGTTGCGCTCGGCTTCTTCGCGCATTTGATTTTGGACGGACGGCGGCACATGCCACATGCGTTTTACCAGTGCGATAATGTGAGGGATTTGGTCATCGGGGATCTGGCATCGCCGATCGAGCTCGCTGTGCGGGTTCATCTTCAATTCCATGGCGAACATGTCGTCGATGCGCTGTTCATCCAGGCCGAGTTCGCGCAGGCCCTGGCGCACGACTTCGAAGGAGGTCATAGGTCGATGAGGCGCACCAGACCGCGCAGATTTTCGATTCGCTCACCCAGGTTGCGATTCATCACGCGCAGCCTATTGGCGAGTGGTGGGCTAATCTCAGGCTCTTTATCGGGCGGCACGGGTAATGGATCGCAGCGGCGGATGATGGGCGCGATGCGTTCCTCCAATCCGGCGAGCGCATCTGACAACTCGTGGGCCAGGGATGCAAGCTGTTGCAGTTCCTGCTCGATGGCAGACGGAGTTTTCTCAACTGCGGCATTTCCGCAGACTGGATTTAGTTGGGTTGGTCGTAGCATAATTTTGGTTGTTGACTCGGTTGAGGTTTCGAGAGAGTGTGAAGCGTCTTAGTCATAAATCAATGGTTTCCATTCTTGTCAGCCCGGTTTTGCCGCCGGGCTGATTTTCTTTTGGAGATAATCCAGCGCGCGGTCATGGTCAGCAGCCGCGATGTCAGATGGCAGCACGCAGTTGTCGCTGATGATTGCCGCGTCCTGAAGGAGATCCATCACCGCAATCTCCGGGTTGGCTAAGACGAACCATTCGATGGCGTTCATGAGTTTTTGCGGTCGAAAGATTCAATCGCCGAAACGGCAAGCCCAGCGAGTTTTACGAGATGCTCGCGCCTGTCCATTGGCGTCGCGAACCTCGCACGGCGAAGATGATCTTCAATGCAGTCGTGCCAAACGTGATTTCGGTTCGCGTCGTCGTGCGCAAAGTCGTTCGGCCCTTTGCCGTATTTTTGCCTGCCGTGATTTTGAGCCGATTGAATTTCAGCGGATATTTTTTTATTCATGGCGTCTTTCTCGGTGGTTCAGGTTTAGGTTCCAGCAGCACGACAGCCTCGCCGTGCATCGCCCGCGGCTTCTTGCAAACCTCGCAGACGAAATCGTTTTTGGCGTCCTGTTTGAACGGGTGGGTTTCCAAAGGGACGCGAAGATCCCAGAAGTGTTTGGGCTCGCTCATATCTCGTAATCCTGGGTGAGAAATTTGGCGTTGTGACGATCCCATTCCTCGCGGCCTGAAACGATTCTGGCAAACGAGTAAATCTGGTTAGCCATGCAATGCGCGAGTTGGACGCACTCACGGGTGCAGAGGCGCTGCGAGAGTTTGTTGCGCGGCGCTTTCTTGACCATGAATACCCCTTGAACATCGTTCGGCAATGGACCGCGAAGCAAGCCAGCCCACCCAGGAACTAACGGTAAAACTTTCTCCGTGAGTTCTGCCGGCGTGAGGAACCAAAAGAGAGCCGGGTGCCGTTTAGTGTCGCCAGCGATGTTGCGGGACATGTGAAACGGCTTTTTGGCATTGGCTTTGAAGTCCGATACCGAGCGCTTGATTTCGATCTCGTAAAGGTAGCGGTCCCGCGTGATGCCCATGACATCCGGCAAGCCGTTTGAATGACGCGGCGACCGTCCGAACAGCGCGACTGGACATCGCTTCTCAAATCTCAACCAGGACATGGCCATAAACTCTAGCGTCATTCGATGGTTGGCGCCGTGTTGAGTTTGGCCAGGTCTTTCTCGATGCGCGAGCGCAGGAGTTCGGATGGCGTCGTGTAGGGCGTGACTTCACCGGCGACTACAGGGTCACAATTTCCTGGATTGTGAGGCGCGCGCAGGCGGATAAGGACATTCAACTTGTAGCCGAACAGGATTTTGAATCGCTCAGGCCATGTAAAAACCCTGAACCAATCGCAGCATATTACGTGCTGGTACTTGGTCGGCAGCACGCGGGCGCGAGACTTGGCCACAGGCTGCGGCTTGATTTTGGCCAATGCCTGGCGCAGGAGTTCGGGGTCGAGATTTGAGGGTGTCATGGCTTGTCGTATTTTATGTCCGTCATAGAAACCATCGTGACATCAACTTCATCACGCTTGGTTATGGCATCAATTATTCCGTCAGCAATTCGCTGCTCAAATATCGTTGCGCCGTCACTTTGCTCGGCTTTAAGGGTCATCCTGACGGCTCTATCAGCGTGCTCCTCTATGATGATTTCGATTTTGATCATGGTTTCATCAGTTCAACCCCGCGATGACGGGGCGTGTTATATTTCTCGGGAAGGTTCATGTCCCAGCCGCACCTTGGGCACCAACAAAAATGTC